ATGGAAAAGAAGATCACCATAACGACCACAAATGCCAAAGCACTCGCCTTCCTTGACAAGCTGCATGAAAAAAAGCAGCAAATCAAGGAACAGATGAGAAATAGCCCCCTTGCTCAAAAAACTGCCCCTAAAGTAAAGCCTCAGTAAAACTTCGGTAAACATCAGTGTACGCCTTTGAAATATCCGAGCACCCCCAAGAATCACGTACCGAGTACTGGTTTACTACCGACAGTTATTTAAGGTATTACGCATACATAGTTTCTGCTGATGATTGGGCAGATGGCCTAGATCCATACCCATTTTTGCAACAGCACGGCTATGCTTTTGGTTTTTGCCCTGTAGACGAAGAAGCCCAATCCAATTCCTCTCACGATCCTCGTGTTGGCCAAACAATCTGCGCCATCATTTCTCATTTTATGTCCGGTTTCTCTCAGATTGTGCTCATGTATCACTGCGATTCGACTGATGGCAGACAACAATTTAGGAATAAGACGTTTCAGAATTGGTTCTCTAAACACAGCGATCTTAGCAAAATCTATCGCCACAAAATCATTATTAATGTAGAAGTTGAGGATACTGTCAAAAGTGAATATCTTGGTTGCTTTGCAAAATGTGAAGGTGGGTCAATTTCAACTGTAAGTGCTGAATTTGAACTGATGGCCAATGAAAAGGTTAATTCCGGTAAACAACAAATTATTGCCCCACAATAATAATTGGCCTGAATAACTATATCAATTTTGAAATCCAGTCCGCTACGTCAAATGAGGGGCACGCCTTCTTCACTCTTGGGAAATCCCGGTGGCCCAGAATTTTTGCAGTTGGATACTTTGCTTTGAGTTTTTTTACCAGCGCCTTCATCGCTTCCAGTTGTTCGGGTGTTCGGGTGTCCTTCGGATCCCCTTTTTCATCTATTCCGCCGATGTACGAGACGTGAACGGATGCCTGGTTAAATCCTTGTACCCCATTGGTCACGTCGCTTTCGTCCGCAAGTTGCTTCACTCCGCCGTTGGCGGAGATGATGTAATGATAGCCTGGACTCTTCCATTTCAGTTGTTCCTTCCAGTATCGCTGAATAGCTTCTACGCTTGCGAATGGCTGGGTCGCGGTGCAATGTAATACGATGTATTTGATGTTTCTCGGATTGGTCATTTCTTGAACAATTTGAAGAAGCCCAGGCCCCCGGTTTTGAATTTGATAATTAGCCAAACCAGCACAGCGCCGGCCAGCAGCCAGAACCGTAGATCCGCAGCGCGCTTGCCTTTAGTGAGCCGGGCGTTATCGGCTTTATAAACTGCGTTCTCCCGTGCCGTGCTATCCTTCCGGGCTTCAGCCAGCTTCCACGCAGTTACCATGGCCAGGAAAACGCGATTGTTCCGGAGGATACTGTCCAGGTTCAACGTTTTGTCCGGGCACTTCACCGTCAGCCGGCCGGATTTCGATTTCACGGCGCCGGAATCGAAATCCGGAATACTGCCGCGCGTTTCGATGGTGATGGCTTCACCCTGGAGGGTTAGCGGAGGCGCCAGCTGAAGGCTATCCAGGTGCTCCCCCAGCACAGCCCGGAGCGCCTCCCGTTCTGCAGCGGATGGATCTTTGGTTGTCCGGCAGCCGGCCAGAAGGATCAATATCGAAATGAGGTATTTCATTTGGTGAGAATAGTTTCGAACAGCTCATTCAAAGAAAATCCGATTGTCGATGCAGCGCCGATAACCCACCATTTCCAGCGTTCATATGTCTCCATCTTCTCCTCGAGCTTGGCCAGGCGCCCGGAAAGGCCCTTGTCTCCTGCTACTGGGTTTCCCATAATCCCCTCCCGCACCTGCGCCATCATGCCCTTCATATCCTTCAGGGATTCGGACAGTTTCTCCACGTTCCCGGACAATTCTTCCAGCTTGTCTTCCATATGAGCTATTCGGTTTTCCATGATCAGTTAGCCTTTCGGTTTGTATTTAGATTCCTCGCTAATTCCGGCCTTCTCCGGATCCTTCACCGTTGCCGTGGCGGCACCACCGGTACCGAGGAGACAGCCGGCAAGGAAGATGAGCGCCGAAGACAGTTTTGCCGGGATAACGAAAACGTCGAGATACTCCAGGCCAAAGGCCGCGCCCATGGCCAAAAGGATATAGATACTGTAGGATTGTATCTTCTTCCAGAATTCGGGAGTGTTACCACTGCCGGAGGAAAGGCGAAGCCATATTTCTTTGAGTAGTGCTATTTTATCCATCATTCAAATATTTTTTGAACAGTAAATGAAATGTTTTTCACCGTAGCCAAACGATCCTCATTCAGGGCGTAATAGAGCTTGTTATATGCGCCTGGAACGATCCAGATATAAGCCCCGCCGCGCAGAAGATTGTCGTTCGGATGTACATTCCAAGACGTGGTGACCTTCCGCCCGGAAGCTGCATGCCGCTGAACTATCATGTTCACGCGGCCGAGGCTGACCCTGTTGTTAGCAATGATCGGAAGGCTGGCCGTGCTGATGTCAGGGATTCGGTATGGGAATAACAGCTCGTCGAACAGGTCCGAAGTAGTGGTCATGGCCGTGAAGAATCGCTTTGCATGGACCTCTCCATCCATTGCGGCGCGAAACTCATACCCGCTGTCGAAAAAGCGAAGCGTGGACATCGTATTCAGAGAATCCGGCGCAGCAACTCCCGACCATTTAATCACTGTCCGCTGGGTAATATCAATGTTGTTGCATACTACCGCCTTGATTGACAGTATATCCGTAGCAATGCCATCGAGCCGGACGTCTCGTGAGATCAGCGTTTCTCCTCCATGATAGGAGCCTGCGAACCGATTATTCTTATAGTTCATGACGGCATATTCTTGCGCGCCACTGTTGAAGATGTAGGGAGGGTACGTGGTGTTGTTCCGGTAGTAGTACATGCTGTCATATGATGCCACTGGTGCGTCCTTGAGCGAATAAAAGTTAACGCCGCATACGTACATGTTCCCCCCGGCATTGGTCTTGGTCACCCTGATGGTGTGAGTACCTGGCAAAAGGTTGGCATACTTCCGGGTAAACAGCTCCGCAGTGGGCCGGGTAGTGTTGAATGTCTCTACTATATTCCCATCTATCCTCACCTCTACGTCTGATCCGGAAGCGGAGGACATTAACCCCAGTTGTGTTTCGGCTCCGGTGAATGAGAATTCGATATACGCATTCTGTGCTGCTGTCGTGTTAATGTGCATAACGATCCCGTGGGTGCCACGGAAGTATTCGTAATATGACCAGGTGCCGGATTTGGTCGGCGCGGAATTGCTCGTTAAATACGCATCATCGATATCGTGTACGATTGTCGTTCGCAAAAGATCGGTTGGAAGACCTTCAGAATCATCAGTGGTCACAATATTCTTCCTCAGGACTGTAAGTAAGTACCCGCGGGGTTTCTTAGTGATCGCGTAGAATGTCGAATCATCATTCCGGTACAGGCACATCTTATTTGATCGTGTCATAGCCGGAGGTATGTAAGCTGGCGAAATCTCCCGGTCGTAATCGTTAACAATGAAGCCACGAATGTACTTTGCGTTGTCAAATCTACCGGTTAGTACTGTCTGCATTCCCACGACGGCGACGCCCTGGCAGTCCACGGAATCAATCAGGAGCTTAGGCACATTCACCTCGATTATTCCGATATTCCGACTGATGGCATATGCCACAGCATCGGCTATTGCCTGGTTGTCATTCACAATTCCGTCGCCAACTGCCCCAAACCAGGTGGCTTTAACCGGATTGGCTTTCGCGCGTACCCAGTATCCGTTACTCCCGGCAAACGTTATCCCTTTGTCAGCAGTACCGGTAGCTTGCCATGTAAACCATCCGCCGCGCAGTGAATCAGTGACAAGAACGCTATGTTTTGGAGAGCCGAATAGTATGAGCTCTTCAACCGAATCAGCAATTCCGGGAAGGGAATCATTCACTTGCCCCAAAGTAGGCGCCTGGTTACCCGATTCAGCTGGTACCGTCTGGATATTTCCCTCCGCCACGATGGACAGGTCTAAAGTTGAGGGTAGCTTCCCTACATGTAGCGGCGCAGCCGGCGTAGTATTCGTAGCGATTCTTGCCGTCCCTGTAATGCCAAAGCTGGAGCTGGGCTGCAATCCTGAAGCGCGGTTTTCGATGGCGAATTGCGAAACATACGTCCGTGTAGCGATTGTGGTCGAGGTGTCTGAGTATTTCATGTAGGCGGAAAGATCAGATGCGAATTCCCGCCAGATACCTGCGTTATCCTTCCACCGCGGTTTCCCATGCCAATACGCAAGAATTCCGGAATCGCCGACGGGCATGTAATTCTCGTCTAGTATAACCTTCTTGGTTGTATCACGGGGTAACATGAAAATGCCCCGCGGCCAGAGACCATCATACGCATTGTTAATCGCGTTGTAGTTCCATGGTGTTTCATTCTGCGCCTGTGCGGCCATTGACAGCAATACTGCCAAAATTGTCAATACTCTCTTCATCGTCATATGTGTATTAAAGCGGGGAATCCCACGTTCTCGGGGCGGGCTTCGGAGCCGCCCTCGGAAACTATGTTCCCCATTCCAAAAAGATTCGGTTGCGTATTTCCGGGATCGTTGTCACCGTTTACCGCTGTTCCGGTGCCAGTGATCTGCATTAACCCTTTGAAATTGCCATTTTCGTGGTTGTGTGCCTTGTTCTGGTTGGCCTCCGTGGAGCCGACGATATTCGGCTCAGACCGGTCGGGATCTTTCCCCGCACCAAGATCCAGGAAACGTGGGAACCATCCATCCCACTTCGGCACCATCACCACTCCACCACCTCGCGCCCACTTCGTAGGGTTTGCGGCTGCCTGGGCGATTGTGACTACCGAACCCGGGTAGGCTGCGGCGAGCGCAACACAATAATCGTCAACACCGGGGTATTCGTTGGCCTGTAGCGTCTGGCGCTGTGCGCGGATCAGGTCAGGGCCGGGTATACCGCCAAATGCAGGCATGCCCACCTGCTTCCACCGTTCTCCCTGGGCGACAACGTACCAAACTGTACCGATCCGGACGAGAAATACGTAGTCGATTTCCCCCAGGACAACACGGGTGGGCACCAGCGAAACACCGCGCACCATAGTCTGACCTGCCGGCGCGGCCACAACGGATTGCTTTTGCTGCCCGCCGCCAGTACGTACCACGCACAGCACATTCTCCGGGTAAGCCGAGTTCAGTGTGTAGGTGATTGCCAGCGACGTGGCAGATTGCAGCAGGATCATTTTCCGGTCGAATGCCGCACCTGCGGTAACACTGGAGGTAACCACCTGCACCCCGGAGGTAAACCGGGCGATTGCGTCAGGGGTAGCCACCACGCTACTGATAACCGGCTTGAACTCGACCCGGTATTTCTGGCCGTTCACGAAATAGGCGCCGGTCTTGGTGTGGTGAAACCCGCCACCGGAGACATTGTTCTGCCACTCCGGGCCTTTCTCCATGAAGCCCATCCCGCGCATATCGATGCTGTATTCTTTCCCTTCCAGGTATGCGTCAACCAAACGGATCGGCTTGCCGAAAGTCGGAGACACTGGGTTCGTGTCGTTCTCCAACGTAGCGCCATGCATCTCGCCGCCGATCGTGTAGTACCGATCTGGCAGGTTCACGGCGGAGCCCAGCTGATCGGCGATGATGTCGCCGGCATTTTCGATGGGTGTTTTATATGCCTTCTTGGTCGCAGGATCCCCCACCACCAGCTGCCACAATTTGGTGACGGCTATTCCGGAGGGAAGATCCTGGACGGCTACGAGGTCTACGATATCAAACTCAGGCATAATTCGGGCTTATAAGTTCGTTAGTGTCTGGGTCGGGAGTAATACCCTCGTTGTCCGTTCCTGTCCACAGGCCCAATCCAGGCGAAGCGGACGCAAATACAACGGACGGCACGAAAGGCGCATCCCACTCAGCCAGCAGGCTGAAATCGCACCCGGATGTATACCCGGTCAACTGGAAGTATTGATTCTCCGGATAGGAGTTGAATTGGTTGATTACATCGTCCGCGTTATAGGCGATGCCGATCACGCCACCAGGACTTGTGCCGTCCGCGTTGTACCAGTACAGCGATACCGGGTACGGGTCGGGGCAACCGAACAGGCGCGCCATAGACGAATCTGCGAGGAAGACGTCGGCGGGAATTGGCTGGAAAACGTCCTTTGCCATACCGGTACCGGTAGCCGCCATGTCGAACTTGATGACGTCCTTCATCTGGCTGGTGAAATTCAGCGAGGTAATCAGGATGGAGCCGGACATGGAATAGCCACCCACAGCATATGCCGAAGCGCGCCATTTCAATTCCGCGCCCTGTTCGGCCCAGCCTTTGAGCTTCACCCAGTTCACCGAGGCGCGGAACACCACTACGCCTGGCACCTGCACCGTGTAGGTGATGTCGTCGGCGAGGAACCGGCGCCACCGGGTGGTCGGATCGACGATCCGGCGGGTGGAGTACTGGAAATCAAAAACGCAGTCTGTCGCATAACAGATAGGCGTTTCGACCCCGTTGTCCTCTATGTAGATTATGAAGTCCTTTCCTTTCATTCGTTTTCCTCCTCGATGTCAAACTCACGTATTTCAACCTGCGCCCCGCCTTCCGGTAAAAGCTCGATGAGCGATACCTCGTGCGTGCAGGTAAGGTTATTGTAGGTGTCACGCAGCTGCAGGTAACGTTTACCCGGCAGCGCGTCGAACTCGATCACACTGTAATACTCCAGCGTATTGCTGTACAGGCTCCCCTCCCAGCTTTGCAGGGATCTGGCGTACTGGTCGATGTGCGCCCGCACCATGTGGCGTTCGATATCGTCGGCGACGATGCCGGGCTTACTGCTCTCCCAGCTGGCAACCGGCTCTTTTGCCGCCCCGGTGAAAAGCGTGTTGGACGCACCATCATCACCGGTATCAATGAAACTGAACTGCTGCGGATCTGTCTTTTCGCGGGAGAATTTCGCCCCGTTGATCGCCGCCAGGCGCCGCCCTTTTGAGGCGAGATTGATGATGCCCATCTTCGGCGGCCAAAGTGTAACGGAATCGACGAAAGGCCCATCCACCGTTTCGGACAATTCGTAGGGTGTGTAAAAAAACAAGGATAACTTGAACGAAGTCGGCGGTGGACCTGACGGGGTACCGTTTGGACGAGGGTGTGGCACAGGTAAGGATCTAACCTTAAAATTGCCGTCTCTTTTACGACCGTTGCGAATAAGGTTTTGCCGGGACGTATCTTCTACACCTTGCCCCTCAGCTACCCAGTCACCGCCAGCTCCCATAGTGAACCCGAGGTAATCCGGATCGTCACTGTCTAGATTTACTAGGAACGCAAAGGTTTTTGTGTTATTAAATCGATACTTGAATTCCAAATCCAACAATTCTCCGGGCTTAATACGTATGTTCTGTGTATCGCTATAAAATCCCTGGCTAATATTATGCAGGCTGTTGGTGCTGAATGGAATAAGCGCGCCGTAAGGGCTCTCGATTGTCCCATCCCCCACCCTACCTAGCGCAGGAGTGCCGAGTGATCGATGCCATTGGTCATAATTTGCGGTACCGTCATAGGTCTCCCAGTTGAAATTCAACAGAATATTAATCCCCTGGTAGTTCACTTCGAAAGTGGCTTTCTTCAGTGCGGGCACCATGGGCAATTCCGGGTCGTCGTCGATTGGCAGCACGTCGAAGGCGCCTACCGTCGATCCACCAGATGCCAGCATTTCAGGAACAGCGACATCGGTCACGGTGAATTCGCTTTCGTAGCGCTCCACGGTGAACGTATCGCTGGTCAAATCCTGCATGCGGACGAACCAGACCTGACCACCTGCGATAAAACACCGAGCGTAAAAGGTTTTACAGAAAGCGGTTATGACGTCGTGTACCATTACGGGACCGGTGACAAAATCATAAAAGATATCAGTATGGATGAAAGTTCCGTTCAGTAACCGCTTCCCTGCCTCGATATTGGTCGGCGTAAGGCTGCAGAGGATGTTTATGGACGTGCCGGCGTCGACGATCTGGTGCAGGGCACGGGTAAGCATAGTCTCGTACAGGCTCACCTTATCGTACACCAGCTTTTGATCTGTATCGTACATATCGAACGGAACCGCTTTGGCGTAGGAAAAACCGTCCACGGCTTTCAGCGTTATGGTGTACGGCGCGTGCTTCCAGGTGCGGGAACAAAAATCCGGTTTGATGTAGTAAACCCCATCCAGCACGTTGTTCCGGTACACTTCCACCCGCCAGCGGCGCTCCGAGGCTTCAAAGAACTCTTCAGGAAGGGGTTCGCCGACAGCGCCGGTGAATTCGTAGGAGAACGTTATCTGGCGCCCGATGATAAAATTTGCCTTCTCGTCGTCCGTCTCGATGCGCTCAGTGATGAGAGGATCGCCGGATGGCACCAGCGTATATACGGAGCCCGCAGCTTGCTCTCCGTCGAGAATATCGACGCGCCAGGTGGCTGGCGTCACGACGTGCCGGTCGCGGAAGGAGAAGGTGTATTTCAGTTCATACGCCATCAGTTGACCCTCCCCTGCTGCGATGCAGCCTTTTTCATGATAATGAACAGATCCTGACCCCGAACCTTGGTTACCAGCTCCCCGTCGAAACCGCGCATGCCGCCGAACGCCTCGCGCCAGTCTTCACTGGGTACAATAGCCTCTTTGCGGCCGGGGTTATCACCCACGCGGGCTATTTGGTCACCGTAGACGATACCGCCAGTAGCGAATGAGGGGATTTGCGCAGCATATGCTTTCAGGGCCCCGCCTGCGATAATTGCAGCGGCGCCGGCAGCTAATGCAACAGTGGAGTTAAGCCCACTTATCGCGATTTTAATGCCGTCCAAAACCTTACTGTAAACAATAAGTTCCTTTCCCAAAGCCTGCATATAGCCGCCGAGAATGTTCAAAAACGATGACATTGCAGCCTTTATACCACTCTGCGATCCAATAATTGCTGCTCCTATTCCATCGCCGAGCGCAAGGAAAGCGTTCATCGTTGCTTCTCTTGCCATTATGGTGAGTCTTTCATTTAAAGCAGTAATCTCTTTGGAAAGATTGTTCCCTAAAGTAGCTATGCCTGCCCGGAAAGCCTCATTATTGAATCCGATCGTTGGTAACGCCTCAATCTTCACTGGTAATTTGATTGTTACCGGCGTCTTGGTCAGGGAGTTCTGCAGCTGCTCGATCTGTGTTTTTATCTGGTTGAACAGCTCATCCCCTGGGCGTACACCGAACTCTGCCAGATCCTTCAGCGCCTTCTCGAACACGCGGAGTTTGTCCACGGCGAGACTGGCCACCGTACCGCCGACTGCGGCAAAAGCCACATTCAACCCGGTCAGGTCTTTGTTCATTTCCTGCACCACATCGGAAATGGTCTTCCCGGCCGCTTTGGCTTTATCAGCCTGGATGCCGAATATCTTACTACCGAATTGTACCGCAAGCGCATCCTGCCGTTTGATGAGTTCGTCAATGGTTTTCACCAATTCCTGCTCTTCCTTGTTCAGCCCGGAGATGTTGCCCTGCAATGAATTGACAGTAGCGGCGGCGGATAGCCCTGCCGCCTGGAAACGATCCATCTGTTGCGCTGCGCCAATACCGATGCCGCCTTTCGGCGCCTTTGCGGCCTCCTCGTCGATCTTGCGAGCGTTGGCCTGGGCTTCTGCCAGCTTGGCAATCTGTTTGGTGCGCTTCATATCGATCTCCAGCCGCTGCGCGGACAACTCGCCGATCTTCTTCTCGATGGCGCGAGCCTGTGCGGTGGCGATGATTGATTGGCGGAGTTTGTCATATGCGGCCGCCCCCTGACCAGCAAGCAGCGCCTCGTTGGTGAAGTTCTTGAAGTAGTCGGGGTATTTCTTCTGCAGGGAATCGATGAGTTTATTGCGCTCTGCCAGTGGGACATTAAGGTTTTGCGTAGCCCGATACAGCGCGTCAATTTTTGCAAGTTCCGTCTGTGCGTCCTGCGCACCAGCCAGCATTGTATCGTTTACGGCCTTCTGGATTCGCGCCTGTTCCTTCATGGGGTTCAGGATAGCGTCCACAGCTTCGCCCAAACTGCCATATTTCTGCACAGCGACGGTAACGGCAGAAATGGCCAGGTTAAGCCCCAGTACCACACCGCCAGGGCCGAGAATAGATTGCCCCAAAGCCCTCAACGCTCCACCTGCGCTGCCTGCCTGTTTAGATAGGCCACCCAGCTGGGTAATGAGTTCGGAGATATTATTCCCTACGGCGATGAAGCCAAAGGGCGCATCCTGTATGATACGTGTAAACCCGGTCAGCGATGTGCTTGCATCTGCTACTCCGCGTTTAACATTACCCATACCAGAAACAGCTTTTTTCCCCGAATCGGTGAAGGCATGAGACATGGAGGTTATCGCATGCATTGTAACACGGGTGGATTGCGCCACCTCTCCCAGCAGTTTTTCGATCTTGCTGAGGTCAGCAATTGCAGCATTCGCGTGCTTACCAACACCGTTGAGCGCGTCGCTTATCGCCTTCGCCCCTTCCTCGGCTCTTTTGGTTTCTGCGTCAAAAATGAGTTTAATTCCGGCTTGATCCATTACTCACGTTTTGCAGGCGATCCCACGCCTGGTTCATCATTTCTATGTCCGGTATCGAATTATCTAGTTTGTCGGTGTACAGCGGCCACTCCTCCTGCATTGCGCGGAACGACTTCGGCTTTTTGCTGTTGGCGTTGAAGGTCAGCCAGTACAGCATTCTGAACGGCTCCTGCCGTTGCGCATCCCGCGTACGGTAGCCTTCAATCATCCAAATCAGCTCCTGCAGGCTTAATTCGTCAAAATCAGCAGGAGAAATACCGACCTCGCAAATCGCGATCTTCTCCAGATCACGGAGGGTTATTTTTTTTTATCCGCTCCGGGCTCCGAAGTCGAGGCGCCTTCCGCCGGCTCGATGTCCATTGCCACTTTGAAGGCCGTCAGGATTGGCAGGTGCTCCTTGGGCGACATCTCATCAAACCATTCCTGCACCTCCTGAAAGGTGATCGGGCAGGGCACTTTCCGACGAGCATGTTCACGTAGAATGCCTGCAAATGCGATTTTGGCCGCATGATCTTCATCCTGCTCGTCGTCGGTGAGCGGATCCTTCTTCAGGAGGGAACGCAAAAGTTTCAATGCGCCAGCGTCGAAACGCAGTTGGCGGACAACGCCGCCCAGTTCAAATTGTACGTCTGTCATAATCACGGTGTTGGTGCGGTTGCTACTGTGCCGGAAACGTTCAGTTCACCGGAGAAGGTTACGAATTCGTTGTACGGAGCGCTCTCGTTGTAGGACGAAATGTATGCGGTAAAGGCGCGATAATAGGAGTCGTCCGAATTGGAGATCTTCCACTCCTTTTTGGTTTTCGCCTGGGCAATCTCCAACAGGTTTTCACCGCTTACCTCTGTGGAAGTGGGATCCAGTTTGAAGAAACCTTCAAACGACCCCGTCCAGGTAACATCGCCGGCTTCCCGGTCGATCCCGCATTTGGAATCGCCATTCAGTTCTTCCACGGCGAGATCGATGTCGGTGGCGGTAAGACAAGCGAGCACTTTCCAGACAGGCACTGCGGTCGTTCCCGTGTTGAGGAAAAGGCCGACGTCATTCGCTTTCAGCTTTGCCATTATTTTACATTTAGTGTTGGTTTACAATGAGTTGAAATCGGATGGCCTTCTCGACGAAGCGGTGGCGGGCGTCGGCGTACCGGCGCGTATCGCTTCCCTCTACATTTGTGACCACTAATTGGAAATCGGGGCCCAGGTCGAGCTGGGTAACAGGATCGGGGTTAACGATCTGGGTAATCTGGGTAGCAATGTTGTCTGCGAACAAGGTATTCCCACGGTCGGTGAGGTCGAATCGGGTGACAACATGCACGATAATCGTGTTGTATGTTATGAAAGTCTGCTTATCGCCGTTCTGGTTGCATGTCTGCGAACCGAGGACGATGTATTGATCCGGAGCAGATAAATCGGCATTCCCGTCGTAGATCGGCACTGGTTGCCCCAAGTGGAGCACCACACCGTCACATGCAAGAAAAATGGCGTTTCGTATGGCTGCGCCGGGATCTTTCATTTAAATAATTCTTTGAGTCGTTTTACTACTTCGGCTTTGTTCTTTACGTACGCTGGGTACAGAAATGGTCTAGCTGGCAATCCGCGCTCCAGTATCTTAATCATGATCGAATACGTCACATCGATGTAGCTTTCAGTTCCATCTGAGGCGGTATAGATTTGGCGATCTGGTATTCCGTGCCGCTTCATCCATGCCCGGATGTTCTCCTCGAACTCGTCCCAGGTGCCAGGATAAGGGCCTTTGTACTTCATCGCGTATTGTGCCCATTCTGCCGGCACACTGACCTGTCGCCCTGTACCCCATTCGATAAAAGGTGCGTATTTGGACGAATTCAGTACTTCGTATTTATTCTTCCCGATCGCACGCACCTGTTGGTGAGATATCAGCCCTCCGCCTGCTCCCAGATCAATCGCACCCTCTCGCTGAATATTGCTGATCGCATCGTCGTTGGTATCGAATGCCGCGGCTTGGAGAATATCATCGACATCGTTTATGAGCTTCTTGTCGATTTTCTTCAGCTTACCAAAGGCCTTATCCATGCCCTCAATTTTCAGCGTGTATCGCACGCGGCCCATTATCTACACTTTTTCGGTGATGGTGATATACCAGAAACGCTCTCGCAGATCCGACTCAATACCGGTGATCGTAAACGATCCGCCTTTAAAGGCTACGAGCATTTCGTACTGAGGCGCGAAGCCGTTGCGAAACCGTAGCGACAACCGGTAGGTATTACCCAGGGAAGGTTGGAACCCCTCCTCTCCCGGTTTGCTGCTCACCTGCTTCGCCCCCACCCAGTCGGTTAGGGTATCGGTGTACTCGACCGTTTGGCCACCACCGGCAACCGCCGTTGCGACGGGAGTCTGAAAGGTGGCTTTATACCGCATCTGGCCGATCATATCCACGCGTTTTTGTCGTAGCCAGCCAACATGTAAAGAACATCGGTGTTAAGTTGCCCCGTCTTGGCAGTATCACCCCGGTTCTCGTACATCCATGCGACCTGCTTCAGGACACCCTGGCGGAGTGCCTCCGGCGCCGTTACATATCCGGCGTCGTAGGTTATCGTCCACCAACCTGCTGCACCTTTGAACTGTTTGAATTGATCGCCGATGATCGTATAGGTGGAGGTAGTGATGGTCAGGGTATCGTCGAGGTCGTACTTGAAAGTCGAGGCGGTAATGTTACCGACGGGCCCGTAGGGCAGCGCAATTGCACTGCATCCGTCATGGGAAAAAGTAACTTTCAGCGACCGTACTGCCAGGAAGATGTTCAGGCGCTTCTCCAGTAGCTGGCGGGCACCCGTGATCATCCCGGAAATCACCGCATCGTCATCGGCAAAGCTCACCCGCAGGAAGTCTTTGACCTCCTGTAGGCTTACCGGTTCCTGGGCAGGAGCCGCAAGCTCTACGACGTCTTTGATGCGGTTACGGATCATTTCTGTTTAACTTTTCTGGGTTTTGCAACTTTAGGAGCGGCAGGTACACCCGTTTCACCTTCGACTTCCGGTGCTTCCGATGCTTCCGGTGCTTCCGGTGCTTCCGGTGCTTCCGGTGCTTCCGGTTCCGCATCAGGGAGTTTCACATACCCCGCATTCCGCAGGAGCTCCGCGCGCCTTTCGTCGCACTCGTACTCCATGCCGACCGTCTGCAGCTCTTTGGTGTCCCGGTCGATAAATTTCTTGGTAACAAGGGTCTTGACCATGGCTATGAATTTTGTTTGCGTGCGTTAATCATACCCTTGACTTGGGCCGACATAGTACCGGTACCGGTGAACTTTAACCGGATATATCGGAAACCGACGTCCTTCAGCGACCAGCCGAATGTCTGTGATGCAACATCCGTCGCCGTCGCTGCGGCATTGGCAGTCAGGGAATAGTAGTTCGTACCGTCGATACTATATTCCAACGCCACAGTGCCCGCAACGGTGCCGCTAATCTTCGTATAGGTCACGGAGATCTCGGCAGTTTTGTAGAAACTGTTCAGCGGCGTCGGAATGGTCATGTATTTGGTCGCGGTGTTGGTCACCGTGTCCAGTGCCTTGCTGTATTGCGACACAAAGGCGGTCTGCGCCTGGGAGGCCAGGGCAAAACCGAACACCAATGTCACGAGAAAGAGGAAACGTTTCATTTGCTTTTAGAATGAGGGAGGGCGGTTTTACGCCACCCTCCCGGTGAGGTATTTCGTTAAGGATCTGTTACACTACAGGGGTTGCCACGTCGCCAGCGATGAAAAAGCGGCTACCATATACAGGAAGCGCAACGGTTTCTTCGATACGAACGGTATACTTGTTACGACGGAAGTTATCCTGATCGTGTTCGCTGATTTCCAGTCGCATATCTTCCTGAACGAGCAGTTGTGCGCCCAGGCTCCAGTCACCAATAAGGAATTTGTTCGCTTCTGCTCCCGCGAAGTCTTTGTTCATGGCAGTGGAAGAATACACCGGAATACCAGAAACATACATTACCCCATTCACAAACGTTACATTCTTAGGCAGATCATACTCACCTGATCCTGCAGCTTTGTTTTTGAAGAATGAGAAATAGTACTTGGGGCGCAGCAGAATTGTCGTAACGTCAGTTTCCAGTTCATCTTCAGCCTGAGACAGGCCGTCGATAAGCTGTTCTACCAGGGTATCCGCCGTAGAATCGGAAGCGGTATAGTTACCGGCGGTTAAAATGCCCTTCAGGTTATCACCGGTACCATCGCCCCACAGTTCCTGGCGATCTTCAGCTCTGCGAAGAAGTTCGGGGAGGCGGGACTGCATGAGTGATACAAACCCGGGGATATTGTTGAACGCCTTCTTTGTTACGTCCATCAGCCCCGCAATGGTCTGGATTTTAACACTGTCTTCCTGCAGTCTCAGATCCAGTTTGGATTTTACCGCCCCTTCTGTATGAACATCGGGCGCACCTTCACCGGGAATTTCCCGCATGTATACGAATTCAGTGCCGGGACCGATCGAGCCAACAGGTAACAGATCCCGCACATTCACCTTACGTTTGGGCAGTTCGATAATACCGGGACGAATAATGTTCCCCCATGCATCACCGCCACTTACGCTGGCCGTTGTTACGTCACCAACTGCTTTTAATTGGATTGATAGGTTCTTTTTCCGGCCGCTATCACCGCGAGCCATTTTCTCCAGCTCATCGGTTTGTTCAACCAGCGCATCAGCAAGCACCTGATTGAAGTTCTTCCGCTTCGGCTCAGCCCCTTCGCGCCCACGAGCAGCTTTCAGGGATTTCACTTCTTCTTTCAATTTATCCTGCTCGTCACGTACAACAGTAACGCTGGATTTCACTTCTTCGACGCCTTCTTTGACGCCTTTCACTTCGTCGGCGACATCGCCGATTTGCTTTTTCACTGCTGCCTGGCCTTTTTCGGCCTCGGTTTTCAGCTCTTTGACCGCTTTGGTCACTTCCTCCATTCCGCCGCCGCCATCGGCGAGCGCGTCACGGTACAGGAAGTTCATGGGAAATAATATCCGAAACATGAGTGTCAGTTTTTGTAGATGTTTTGAACTGATTTTATTTCACTCAATAAACCGGAGTAATCAACCGCTTTGACAACCGGCTGCGTGGTCTCGGATGCCGGCGCAGTGGCTTTTTCGTCAATGTCAAGAAGATATTGTTGAATCGCTTTGAGTTGTAATTCCAGTAAGGAAAAAGTTTCGTCGGAATAGTGACCGTTGCGGAGACTTTTGATCGTCCGCTCCAGCATGGAGGACGCCTCCGCTTTTGTAAGGGATTTGGCGACTCCGAAGGTCGGCGTGTTGGCATTCGCGCCCCACAGGACGGTGGAACCTTCCCACAGCGCGATTTGCTTGATGATGTTTACACCATCTTTACGTTGTTCTTCTTCGATTACGCCGAATCCGATACTGTGCTGGTTGATGTGGCCGTCCACATACAGCTCCATCACGTCGTTACCCAGGCGGGTACGGCTGGGAGAGGAGATACCAATGAGATAATCCCCTTCAACGTACAGGTCGGAGAACTTACCCAGTGCATGCTCCATCAGGTATACGTGATCGGTAAGGTGCCAGATCTCGTTGGTGCCTTTAGGGCCGCGTTCCTTGATAGTCTTTGTTGCGGCAGAATGCAGGATGATATCGCGATCGCGGTCGAGGTTAGCCTCTCCGAACGATGCGATTGCAATTTTCAGTGTACGAGACTGCGTGTCTACGTCCTTAATGCCCCCATCGAGGGTCTTGTACTGAATGTTCCTTTTCATGCGCGTTATGGGAATGCGCATGGTCAGAGGTTACCTGTAACGGTACAGGCGCGTGAACTGGACGTTTTTCTTTGCGGGGAGAATCAGATAAATTGGGTGGGAAATTGGTTCTGGCTTTCTCTTTGCGCGGAGTAATCTTGCGCTTTTCTGCCATACGTTTACAAAAATAGTATTTATTTCAATTCGCAAAATAGTTTTTCGATTTCTTCCAAAGTTTTTTTCGGCACCAGGTGCAAATCTCTTTTCTGTTCGATGCGTTGCTTCAGTTGAAATCGCTCAAACTCCAGCCGCATGCGGATCAGGCGGCACGCGCCTGGCGGCGTCGGTATAACAATCTTAATCGCTTCTTCCAATGTCATTACGATACTTTTACGCTCTTATCGGCATCCCGTTTCCGTCGCGCGCTGGCCTGGTGCTCACAATGCATCGACATTGAATGACTTCTTTCGCGCCACCTTGCGGATCACCCGGATGCATCATGCCATTGCTGAACGGCTGCTCCAGCGGCACAACTTCACCTCCCACGCCACCCTGTGCCACGTCCTTGTGCGTTTCGCGGACACGTCCGTCGTGGGCATTTACCCAGCGCTTATTCATCCGCAGGCCACTGCGCCGTGCCGCAGTCATGCCGCCGAAGTTCGCCGCAGCTACGGTCTCCGTGCGGGAGATCACCCGCGCACGTGCCAGCGGGATCGTTTTATCATCCCTCATGGATCTGGCGATCTGCTCCGGGCCGAGTCCCGCCTCGCGGCCTTCGATGATCTTACGGATCAGCCATTCCTTGGTGGTCTCGTCAATGCTGGTGATCTTATCCCCGCCGTAAGCGGTGAAAAAGATATTCAGTATCGCCTCCCACTCGGCATTGAAGCCGAAAGCTTTGGTGCGTACGGGAACATCATAACCTTTCACCTGGTCGAGGATGTTGCCGTACTCAATGTTCGCCCAGCGGACTCCTACATCCGTATACAGGCGCTGCAGCAGATCCGCCACATCCTGCCGGCGAATCAATAGCGACATGGCGGCAATCGTCTGCTCGATGCCGTTCTCGACGAGGTACGCCGCAATCTGACGTGCCTGGCGCCGCAACAAGGCGTACACCTGCTTCGCATATTTGCGTTCGTACCGTTTCTGAAACGTCTCAAACTGCCGCCATATCTGCCGATCGGTCATAAAGGCGAAATCGTTGCATCCAGATTCATGTTATCGCAGAGTCCAATGCCCGTGATCGTTTTCTTGTCAGGCATGGTCGTATCAAACTTGTACCCAATGGCGGGATAAAGACCAGCACACTCATTGTCTGTTTCAATGTCTGCCACGATTTCGCCATTCGCGCCAATCCGGAGCCATGCCTTACCGATCGCGATGTGGTCAAAATTCCGTGACACTATCACGGGATTCTCCCACGTAAGCCCTGTCTCCTGTTTCTCAACAACAATGTTTGTGTAACGCATAAAAATTGGATTATTTATAATCAGAAATTCCATTTCGCAACAGCTTCTCAACATCGGTACTAATGTCGTCAGCCGGGGCGCTCAGTTCGTCAAGCGGCACCAAGTTGGCAGGTGCATACCTGCGGTTCATGACGGGATCGGTTTCGTCGATCTCCCAGCCCAGGTATTCTAGCATCTGGTTAGGGGTGAGCGGCCAGATCTTCATCACGGCGTTCACCTGCTTCTCCAGATCCTCCTGCAGCTCCGGGATGGCCGAGAAATCCGGCTCCAGCCAATAGCGCCGGCCGTCTTTGTACATCGGCAACAGCCAGGCATTCAGGTCATCGCGCAAGGAGCACCACTCCGGTATGATCTTGTTGGTAACGAACGATTTTATGGATGCCTCCAGGTTGGCCAGCGTACCCTTGCTGGGGTCGAGGATAACCGGCGGAAAGCCGAACACGTTGCACAAATCCTCTTTGGACATGCGCTTCACGCCCTCCATAGCCATTTCCTGCATAGTCTGGCCGAGGTTGATATACCCCAGTTCGGTATTGGCGAGTCCGACGCGGCCAAGATTCTGGATCCCGTTTACTTCCTGGTCGAGCCTGTCCTGCAGCTGATCCCGCTGCTCCACGGACATGCCCTTCTCCCCTTTCGCGAACATCACGCCCTTGCTGCCGAGGTTCTGCATAACGGTCGCACTGGCGCGGTCGGCTTTGCTGCGCTCCGTGGCGACCATTGCCCCGGCTTGCAGCGGCGCCATACCGTACAGGTGAGACCCGTCGGTCGACCAGTTCGGGTTCCAGTATTTCCAGTACAGTACGTCCTCTTTCCGCAGGTTGGTGATGTACCCGTGTTTCAGCTGGTAGCCAACGGGCACGAGGAAATCAGGGCGTTTGCATACGATGTCGATGTCTTGCGAGGGCAGACACCACAGCTCCAGCGGTTCACCGCCTTCAATGCCTCCGCGGTTCGCCCAGGCTGTGCCGGCACCGGTAATGAGTTTGAAACCGTAGAGGTTCTCGATGAAGGAGGAGCCGCCCTGCATGGGATTCGGCCGCGCCAGCAGGTCAAGTACCGGGTGGGTGTCCACCGCCTTCAGCGCCTTCCGCCGCAACTTTGTAGCCTCGATCGCTGCCGCTTTGGTGGTTGGAAAGCCACTACCCAAAAGCACCTTATACCGCTTGAAGGCGGCATCATTGGTCTTTTCGTAGAGATGAAGGGGAACGGTGGAGAACTTTCGGGCAGAATAGGAAATGATCGCGTATACGATCGCGTTGGCGGAATACCCGTTCTTCACATACTGGTTGGTGTTCTGCAAGTTGGATACCAACTGCGCTCCCACCTCCCGCATGCCGCCATTATTCACCGGCAATCGGCCTCCAAAGGCCTGTGCCGCGTATTTCAAGCGTTGGACAATGTTCATTTGCCGTGTTTTACGGCCAAATCGGGAGAGAACCGGAGCCAGAGAAAATATCTAGAACCATTCCTTTTGCGGCTGCGTGTGCCGCTGGATGGCTTGTACTATTGCGTCGTTCAGGTCATCGTGCAGGCCGTTCGGGAACGCCAGCAGACCCTGTTCGGGATCGTCGTACAGCATATCGACGAGACTTTGCCGGATAAACACCAGGCCGGCTTCCACCGGCGGCGTCGCCATCTTCGTCCGGGCGATCTTGTCGCCACCAACCACCTGCACCTCGATCGCCGGTATGCCATTGGACACCAGCGTCTGTTTGGCGCTTTTACCGGAAGCCTTCGCCTCGACGTAGTGTGGCGCCGGCAGCAGCTTCATAAACCGGATCAGCTGCGGGAACTCCTTTTTGGCGTGCCCGATCTTGTCGATGAAGATCTTACGGCCCTCCTTCAGCCGGATGGCACCGGATGTACAATACGCGCTGGCGTCATTCTTCTGCGCCTCCGTATAGGCCGTGTCCCAGTCAGAACCGTAGTCCTCCAGCTGGTCGGGCGTCGGGAAAGCGTTGTCCGGAATAGCGATGAACCACCGCTTCCATATCCCACCATCCTCCGGCGCCGGGCGCTGCTGGATCTGGCCGGCATATCCGTAGCTGCCAAGATCGGTCTGGAGCTTTTCCAGGGCTTCGCGCGGTAACCGCCGAACGTCCAGCAACCCGTCAATGTACCGATCCTTCAATTCAGCTGGATGGACGTCCTTACTGAGTTCGCCCGGCAGACAGATGTACCGCAGCAGCTTCTTTTTTCGCCATTCTCCGGCGGGATCCGCCTCGTGGAGGCGCTGCATGACCATAATGGTCACCGAACGCTTTTTATCCGTTTTCCGGGTCGCCAGCGTGCGGGAAACGAACCTCGTCGCTTTCTTCAGGTCGGTATCGCTGGTCGCCTGTTCCGGATTCAGCGGATCGTCGATCAGGATAAAGTCGCCATGCATCCCGGTAACCCGTCCGCCGGTGCTGGTTACGAAACGTTCGCCTTTCGCGTCGTTCTTGTAATGCGTCTTGCCGTCGGTGTCGTCTTTGAACTTTACGTAGTCCTTGCCGAACAAGGCCTGGAACTTCTCCGACTTCAGGCAATCCCGCGTTTTAACAGCGTGCGCCGTGGCAAGATCTGCCGCGTAGCTGCTGGAAATAATCCTGGCTGATCGGTCTTTCACCCACAACCAGGCCGGGAACAGCTGCGTAACGATGGTACTTTTCGTGGAGCCTGGCGGTACGTTTATCAGGACATCGTCCTGCGATTCGCCCCGCGCCCACCTCTCGTACACATCCTGCAGTTCATCACAGATGTACTCGATGTGCCAGTTGGGCACCAGCTCCGCCGCCTCGATCGTTTCCCACATTTCGAGAAAGAACCGGTAAAAACGGCGTCTACACAGCTCCGCCAGCGCTTTATTCGGATCCAGCGCCGGAAGCCCGGACGATTTCTTCAAGTGCTCCATCGCTCAACTTCCCGTAGTCCACGTTTATCTTTTCTCCCTGCGTGGTAACATCGGTACGCTCCACCAGGCCGTTCAATCGTTGCGTGATGCTGGGGTTATAAATTCCCGCCATGCCGCCCTCGATTTGATCCTGCCTGATTTCGCGGCGTATACGCGCGCAGATACTTACGAAGGCTTCGTAACGCCCTTCGTAGTTCATGAAATAGTGCGCTAGTGTGCCAATCACACCTAATCCTTCTACGTAGTTCTCAAACCCTTCGAGGGTAAGTGGCTTTTCACGACGCTTATGAACCTCTACGGCATCCTTTCCGACGTAGTCATGTACCTCAAAAGGCGAAGTCTTTACCAGCTGCTTATATGCTTCAAACAGCTGGTAAAGGCGTTCGGGACTACTGATGCTTTTCGGTCGTCCCATGCTTTTTAGGTTTTTGTGGTCTTACGGTGTGCGTGTAGCCCTTCGAAACCGGGGCGCGCAACGGGGAGATGATGAGGTTTACCCATCCATCTTTGTCGGGAAGGGAATTGATCTGGGCAATGAATTGCTCGCGCTTGATGCCGATAAGCAATTCGCCACTGCTCTCTTTCACGTTAATTCCTTGGATCATTGCCGAGTGTTTGTGAGTTACACCGGCTATAAACTGTGTGGGTAATCGGGTAGCCTGATGTAACAAAAATAGTAAAAATTTGAATTCGTTATACTTTTTGCGCCACGCCGAAATATTTTTTTACCCGTGCCTTTACCGCACGCATCAACGCGTCCTGGGAATCGGCTTTATCCCCCAGCGTCACCATCACATCCTCGTCCATGGTGCCGGTGGCGACCAGGTGATGAACGATCACTGCGTTGTCCTGGCCGAGCCGATGCAGTCGGGCGTTGGCCTGCTGGTAAAGTTCCAGGCTCCACGTTAACGAGAACCATACAATGATATTACCGCCAGCTTGCAGGTTGAGTCCGTGCCCCGCGCTGGCAGGATGCGCCAGGAGAACGCGGGTTTTGCCTTCGTTCCACTTACGGATGTCGTCAGAACCCTTCAACTCCTGAGGCTTATAGGCTGCCAGGTGCCTGTGAAGGCGCTGCAGGTCGTGCTTGAACCAGTAGAATACCAACACCGGCGCACCATTGGCCGACTCGATGATCTCCTCCAGTGCTTCCAGCTTTTCGGTGTGGAACTCGTGCGCCATCTTCTCCTCGTCGTATACCGCGCCGTTGGCGAACTGCAGGAGCTTGCCGGACAATGCCGCCGCATTAACCGCGGTGATCTCGTTGTTGTCAGCCAGTGCCAGCACCTGCCGACGTTCGAACTCCTGGTACTGGTCCATGATCTTCGCCGGGAGACGCACCTGCACGAAACGATCAATGCGCTCCGGGAGTTGCAGGTAGTCCGCAGCCTTCATGGAAATGCAGATATCGCCAATCTTGTCGTAGATCTCCTTCTCCATGATCCCAGCACCCATGATGCCGTCGTCCTTCTGGCCGTTCAGCACGTAGTCGTACACCACGTGACCATTGCGGCGGCCAGCTGAGAAATACTCCGTTCGGAACCCGGTGATGGTTTTGCCCAGGCGCTTGCCCTGGTCCAGCAAGTATAGCTGCGGCCACAGGTCGATAATGTTATTGGGCGCCGGTGTGCCGGTCAGGATCACCACGCGGTTGATCTTCGGACGGACGGATCGTAGCACTTTGAACCGCGCCGCCTTCGGTGACTTGAAGCTGCTGGACTCGTCAATGACCAGCATATCAAACGGCCACGCTCCCCCCAGCTGGGCCACCAGCCATACAACGTTGTCGCGGTTGATGACATAGATATCGGCGGAGGCCTTCAGCGCCTGCAGGCGTTGCTTTTCTGTGCCCAGTACCCGAGAGATCCGCAGGTGTCGGAGGTGGTCCCATTTGGCACATTCGGTCGTCCAGGTATCCTCCGCCACGCGCTTCGGGGCGATCACCAGCACCCTACCGACCTCCATGTACTGCCGCATCAAACGGTCAATCGCGGTCAACGTGGACACCGTTTTGCCGAGACCCATTTCCAGGAACAACCCTGCGGCTGGGTGTTCGATGATGTGCTCGGTGGCGTGTTCCTGATAGGGGAAAGGGGCGTACTTCATGGCTTTTCGAAATTTACCATGTTCATTCTTTCCAAATAATCCATGACATCCGAGTCACGATCAAAACCGCCCCCGCTCCTTCCGTCTTTATGCTTGTACCCCCAATGCTCCCCATCATATCCGCCCTTTGCGATCCTGTAAATGGTAAATCCTTGTTTTTGAAAGGCGGATATTCTCCTAGCATGTGCCTTTCTTCCTTCTTCTTGTTTCTCCCTTTTACTACTCATAACTCAATGATTTTAAAAAAGTTCTGTAATGTTTCTTCATCCCATATCACCGTCACTTCAAAGCCCATCCGGCGGAGTTTGCGATGAACCGTCTGCTGGCGTGGGCTCAGTGATCCGCCTGGCGCCTTCATCTCTACGATCCAGAACCGGCCGCCGGGCATCAGGACAATCCGGTCAGGAAAGCCGGTGAACATCAGGATGAAAATTTTGATCGCCAGTCCGCCCAGTTTCTTCACACGTTCACGGAGTCGGGTTTCGAGTTTTGATTCTTGTGCCATTTTCAGGTTTGTTGCCACTGTTCCACTGTTACCACAAATTCCCATACATTCTATTACGCGTGTTTAGGCGAGTGTTATTCTTATCTACATCCCCTAATTAACCTTTTCGATAAGTTATAGTATTTCGTGGTAACAGTGGTAACAATTGGTTAGGATTCCTTACTGTATTGTCTTTCGATGTTACCACGACTTATTTTTCGTGGTAACATTCGTGGTAACAGTGGTAACATCATCTGTTACCACGAAATCAGTTCTCACGTAGCCTTTTTGTAAACCATAGAAGCCAAATCGTGACTTCGCCGACCTACATTCATCCCACCCCTTCATTGCCCGCATCATGTCGTGTACTTCCTTCGTGTTGTATTTGTTCATCTCCTTCTGCTGCCCTCCCAGCACCTCGCACCATATCTCCGCCACGCAGACACGGGTGCGTTGGTGAGTGCCTGGCGCCGCCAGTTCATCGCCAGCCAGGAACGCGCGGCGCTGGTAGATGTCCATTTGCTCCCAGTTGTCCGGCAGCAGGGTGTCCAGGTACCGGGCGATCATACCGGCGCGCTCGTCGTGCTCGGCGTGTTCCGCCTGCACGGCAGTGGCCATGTCTTCGATCTCCTTGGGAAGGAATAACGGCTCCCCGGCCCTGTACAACTCCATCGCCTCTGCCCATACCTGCCCTCTCTCCTCTTCGGTAAGGTGAACGAATACGTCTTTGGTTGGCGGCGTGACGTGGATATCGACAGGCCAGAACCGGCGGTTACCCGTCGGGTCACGCAGGAAGTTGCGGTTGTTGCTGGTGCCCCACAGGATGCACTGCCGAGGGAAGTCCTCCACGCGCCGGCCATAGGCTACCCGGTAGCGGTCTACCCGCTTGCTGATGAAGTGCTTTACGATTTCCACCTCCGCGCGTTTAAGCCCGGCGAGCTCCGCCATTTCAAGGATCCATACACCCTGTACGGCTTCATAAGCATCTTTTCCCTGCACCGTGGTGAGCGAATCGGAATACCATGCGCCGCCGAGGGCATCGATCAGTGAGGATTTCTTCTTTCCCTGTGGGCCAACAGTTACGATCATGTAGTCGAACTTGGCGCCGGGGCGGAAAATGCGGGTGACTGCGGCAACCAGCACTTTACGGATTACAGTGCGTACATAGATATTATCCTCGGCGCCCAGGTAGTCGATCAGCAGCTGGTCCACACGAGGCACGCCGTCCCATTTCAACCCCTCCAGGTATTGCCGTACCGGGTGGAAGCCGTTGGCGGCGGTAACCAGGTTCATACCGTCCTGCACCTTCTGCACGCCGGTGATATTGTACACGCTTTCCAGGTAGTGCCTCACGCCGGCGTCGTCCACATCCGTGAGGTAGGCGGTCTGCGGGGTGACTTTGCGCCACGGCAGGTTCTTCAGCGCCACCTCGCGGCGCTCGAACTGGTTAAGGGCGAAGCGGCCTTTGAGTGCCGGGTCGTTCTGCAGCACCCGCATGATGTTGTCGATGGTGGAGTAGTAATTACCCTTCTTGTCCACGTCCATATCCGCCAACCATTCATCACTGGCAGGCTCGGCATCCAACTCCTGCAGGTCGTCGGAAAAGTCGGCATGCGCCTCCCCAAGCCGTTCGGCACCTAATTGCCGGCGCACCTGGGGGTCTTTGGCCGCGAGCTCCTGCATGGCGAGGAACGACGGTAGCTTATTGGACGGGGTGTCTTCCCGTGCATCTTCATCCTGCAGGCCGAACCGGTGCAGGCGCACCAGGTCGAACGCGTTGCATAGCTTGCCGCTGGTCGGGTCAGTCCCGTGGTGACTGTAGGCGTATTTATCATCATACACCACCAGCCCGGCGCTGGTGCTTCCTTCCTTGTAGGTAAAGCGGTCGGCTACGTCGCAGGTATCGTACACATCCGACAGGTAAACCTCAATAGCCTCGCCGATGGAGTACGTCCGGCAGAATGCACCAATAATGCCCGGCTTCAGCAACGGGTCGCCCTGCTTGCGCAGTTCGCGGAGCGTAATATCCGATTCGCGGCTGCTGGTCGGCCATTCGCTGCTGTCGCGCCAGTCGCGGTACGACGCCAGCACATCGTCGGCACAAAGCCAGGGGCCGTCCTGGTGCTCGAAGCGGTAAACCCCATCCTTCGCCGTGGAGGGCCAGTACATGAGCCGCTCCGGTTGGTAAGTAGTGGGATCGAATAACTCGATGCCGACCATCCCGGCCACCCGCCGCGCGATCGCAACATATTCGTCCGGGCCGACTTCACGATCCAGCGGCAGGATAAGCCGTAGGCGCGGCGCTTCCGGGGAATGCTTGTGCGTGCTGTAGAGCGCCGCAGCATTGTCGTGCAGCAGGGTGAATTCGTCCCACACCCCCTGTGTAGCAAAGTCCAGGTCGAGAGTAAGCAACTGGCGGTGCACGACCGTGCCGGCCTTACGCCGGCCACCAGCCAGGTAGCCGCCAACGAATCCCCCGATATCTTTTATTTCATCTTGCCGCGACTTCTTCGCCTTCAGGTACTCCTGGTAGGTCTCCGTTGTTCGGTGGGTGGCGGAGAGCTTCGCCACCAGGTCAGACCATAGCACCTGCTTGTTCTTCCAATTCCGCTCCATCCGGTAGCGGCCAGTGGCGATATCCAGCTGGCCGTCATATTGCATAGTCTGTGATGTCATGTTTGTTTGGGTTTATTCCTCGCTGCCGGCAATTCCCATAGGCGATTTATTGCTGTAGGTTCCTGCAGGACGTTCGATTTTACGAATGCCATCCTCGTCAAGCTGCAGGAACTTCGTGGGCGCCTCGTGGCGTTGCCCGGTCAGCTTGGCGTATAGAACCTCTGTCTTTGCGGACTCCACGATAACCTTGCCTACGTCTGAAATCGCTTTGGAGCGCTCGATCTCGGTGTTGAGCTCCTCTGGGGTCATGTTCTCGTTGGCAAGCCGTTCGAGCGCGGCGAACATGTGATCACGCAGGTCACTGATTTTGTTTTTCATCTTTCAACTGTTTAATGCGTTTGTTAATCTGACGGTTGAGTACGCCGCGAAGCTGTACGGTCTGCACAATCGGTTTCGGAAGGTTGTGAACGGAGTTGCGTTGCATGAGCTCGCGGCAGGAAACGGCTTCCAGGTTCTCAGGGCGGTAATCCATCGTATCGCCGTTCTTGAAGATCACTTTCAGTCCTCTGGCCAACGGGCCGTTTTCTTTCTCCCATACGTACCGCTGAAGGGGTATCCATACGGATTGCGAGACCCGGATGAATTTATATGGCACGCCACGCTTATCGTTTCGTACAGTAATTGCCATATCATACAAGGTATTCGGGGGCAGTTGGCCCTTTTTGAAGCGGTTTTTCGCTGACCGTGCGATACCTTCCGGGCTGCAGTACTCCGATTGCTTCCGTCCTTTATTGAATGAGACCTGCCCTTTCTTGAACTGACTTTCTTTCCGAAATCGCTCAATCACTTCCGGCGGAGCCACCAGCCCCAGCAACGCCATTCGCTGCCGCGCAGCGCTTTCCGATCGCCCCAAAAGGATCGACATCCGTTTTGCCGGCACGGTCAGGTAATTCTTACGTAAAAAATCGTCTTCCTCTGGCGTGAACTTTCTCATGGCTTATCCTTTTCCAGTGTCTGAATCTCCCGGTTGATGTACCAGATCGCTTTCTGCAGATCCTCGACATGCTTCGCAGGATCTTTACGCCCGGCACGGCACAGGTACTTCACCGCATTGCCGATGCGGTAATTGAACCCCTGGTCTTCGATGAAGTCGATGACTTCAATGGCGCCGGCCGTATAATGACCGGGGCGGTTGACGAAGTCATTTTCCGGGCTACACTGTTTTCCCTGCGCGTCTCTTTGCGCAGCGCGTTCAATGGCGCGCTGAAGATTCTCTAACCCCGTATCTTTAAAAAATATTTTCATGTCAATCCTTTTTATAAAATGAAGTTTCAAAGCTCTCCGCTTTCAGCGGCAGTCCGGGCGCCCAGTCGATGGGCATGCCCATAATTTCGTTTACTTTCTCCGTGGAGCTGGCAGTGTCGGGAACCTCCAGCACGACCTCATCATGAACGTGCATTACGATCCGGTACCCGGCGTCCGATAGCCGCAGCATAGCTACGGCGAGGCAGTCGCGGGCTACGGCCTGCACGATGTTCTCGACCAGCTTGCCGCCATAGGTCTCCTGCATGCCCCACTTCTTTGTGGTCTGATCCATCCCCTCGTAAGCGAGCACGGTACCACCGTACTTTCCCGGGCGAAGCTGCGGGTGTACATACGCCAGGCGCCGGCCACTGGGCAGCTGGATGAAAAGGATATTGCGTTCCATACGGAGGACGATGCCATGACTGATGGTTACAGGCTGGCCGAACTCAACAGCCTCGATCGCGGCGTTCCCCACACAGTCCCAGTACCGCACGATCGCCTTATTGGCCTGGCGCCACATAGCCACCAGCCGTGGCAGCTCTTCCTCGACAATGCCCATTTTCAGTGCTCCCATCTTGATAAGCGCGTTCGGCCCTCCCTGGTAGCCCAGCGCCAACTCGGACACTTTTCCCTTCTGGCGCAGGTCGGAGCCCTTCGTAACACTCTCCAGCGGCACGCCGAACATCTGGGCGGCGGAGGCCTCGTAAATTTTCCCGTGGGTGGCAAAAACGCCCAGCCGCCACTTCTCCCCTGCCAGCCATGCGATAACGCGCGCTTCGATGGCGGAGAAATCGGCTACCAGCAGTTTGTGGCCTTTCGGCGCGATAAAGGCGGTGCGGATAAGTTGCGAAAGCGCGTCCGGCACGTTCCCGAAAAGCAGCTCCAACCCGCCAAGGTTATCTTGTCGCACCATCTCGCGGGCCAGCTCCAGATCGGACATTTCGTTACGCGGCAGGTTATGCACCTGCACCAGGCGCCCGGCCCACCGACCCGTTCGGTTCGCCCCACCGAACTGCAGCAGCCCCCGCACGCGGCGGTCAGCGCACACGCATGCTGCGATAGCCTTGTACTTTTTCACAGATGTCTTTGCCATTTCCTGCCGAATCTGCAGCACGCGCTGCACGGCTTCTTTATCGGTCGCCTGCAGCAGAGCGGGGATATCATCCTTACGGAGGGTTTCCACTTCGCTGTCCATCTCCTTCCCTAACCAGTCTTTGAGCTGGGTGGCGCTGTTGGGATTATCGAGCCCCGTGATCCGCACCGCCTCCTCGGTCAGCGTCTCTTTGTAGGCAAGATCCTGCCGGATGGCGTTGCGCACCAGCAGGGTGTCCACCAGGATCCCGTTGTCGTTGATGTACTGGTCCAGTTGCCAGAGGCGGCGTTCCTGATCGGGGATCTGGAAAGCAGACAGCTTGCCGCGGATTGCCAGCTCGACGCGAACGTCCTGCAGGTTGTAAGACTTGTATTTTTCCCACCGCTCAGGGTCGTGCTCCGGGAGGTTACGGGTGCGGCCACCATTGGTTTTGGTCGGTTTGCAGGGTAGCGAGAAGTAGCGGATAAGCGCTTTGCCGGCCGCGTCTTTCTCTGCATCCAGCTTCAACGCTTTTGCTGCAGCATCCAGCGATAGCGGCAGGCCGAGCATGGCGACCTTCACCATTGTACACTCCCACTGCTCCGGCGGCATTGGCAGGCCGAAATATTTGGCCATACATGTGCGTTCGAAAACCGCGTTATGGGCGGTTTTCAGCACCGCAGGTGAGGTAAGCGCATCAAGGATGTCGACTGGCAGCGTGTCGCCTGCCAGCAGATCAACGCACATAGGTTCGCCGCCATCGATGGCGTAGGAAAGCAGCAGGATCTCAAAGTCCAGAGCCTCCACGTACTTGTGAACGCCTGACTTTGTCAGATCGGTAGAGGAAAAGGTTTCTATATCTATGGCCAGCGTACGCATCAGCGTTTTACTTTTGCGGCTTCCTTGTTCAGGATATCCAGGTTATCGAGGATGTACCCTTTTACACCCGGGTGATCGATTCCGGCATTGAGCAAGTAAAGCAGGTACGGTGCGGGCACATTGGCCATGGCTTTGCCCCGATGTTTGCCAAATGGCATCAGGTCACGGTCGGTGAAAGCGTTTTGCATATCAATAGATTTAAAGAGAAATGGAGATGCCGGCGTCTGCCAGCTGTTTAATATGGTGCATCCGCGCAGCCTCCTTATGGGCTACGATCACACCGAGGATCTGGAGAGCTTCTACCTCCGTGATATTGAAGTGGAAATCTTCGGAAGGCGGGGCTTTTCGTATAAAGGTTGACATGAGACCTTCCATAAGCCCGCCGATAGGGAATGCCATAGGGTTGGCTGCTCCATCAAAATGTTCGACAGGCGCTGCTTTTGGAAGAACTAACTTCAAACCGATTACAGCATCCAGATCTTTCAACCTGGTGGCGCAACGTTGCAGTTTGCGGATATCAGTATCCAATCCGCTAATCTGTTGCATAAGTCTTTGAATATCTTCGAATTGCATACGAGGAGGTTTTAAGGCTGGGGCCGAAGCCCCAGCAGGTTAATCAAGCAAGTCTCCGTCATCCATTGGGAGATCATCAGAAAAATCGTCTTCCGCACGGCTACGACCACCCAGGTGCTCCCCGTCGCGGAGCTTCTGCAGGTTGTTCAGGCCGCAGGCGATGCCCTTATTCCCTTTGGTATCAAAAGCGTAAAAATTGATACTGGCACGACCATAACAGCCACTGTAGAGTTGCGCGGGATCCGTGATCGGCAACGGTTTACCGTCCTTATCCTTCAGCGGCCCCACGACACCAGGCTGCGGTTTGCAGTTGGCGTTGAGGAAATAACTGTTGGCATACGCTTCGTCGTCAGGGCGTTCTTCATCGCCATCGCGCAGCGGTAGCTTAAATTTGGCCGGCAGTTTGCCGCCGTTCTTTGCCTTCACCTGCGCTTTAATGGCTTCCACCGCCGCGTTGATCTTGTCAACTGTCTCGTTGTCCGATTTGGGGATGATGAGGGAAACAGAAAACTTCTTCTCCTGCCCTTCTTCCAGGGCGACGGCTTCAAATACATGTACGTAGCTGAAGCGCACAAGGCCGGTAATCACTTTGCCGGGATTGGTTGTAGTTGTCATTGTTAAATATTGGTTTTGAATCAATTAAGAAAAATCGTTTTGAGCACTTTCAATGCTGTTCAGCTCTGGCCGTTTATCGGAAACTGGCACAAGCGCAGGTTTACCGGGCGGTTTGTCGATGAGATCGGACAGTAGCACCGAAAACGCTTTCTTCCCGATGGCTTTCTCCATGGCGGTGATGCTGAGTAAAGTTTGAGGCTCGTATATCTGCGTGTCGGAGAAGCCACCAGCCTTCAGCGCATCCGCAGCTTTTTCCCTGTCGGAATACACCCGATTGCTGCGGCCCTCTACCAGCTTATAACCAGGCCAGCGTTTGCCTTTCTGGACAGCCGATTCGAGCGCAAACTCTTCCACAGCAGTGAGCCATTTCTGGAACTGGTCGGCGCGGGAAAGGATGTCCGCCACCTCCTGGTCAGAGAGCAAATGCCCGTCACGGAAATCGTATTGGGCGATTTCGAGGTTCTTTTCCGCATTGGCCCGGCATACCGCTTTACCGCGGCAAAAGTGGCAGTGCTCTCCGGGAACGAACTCGCCCTTTCCCTCAAAAGCGAGTTTCGCACGAGGTTTCACCACCTCTTCGGCCCATTTGCGCAGTTCGGTAGTCGGCAACTCCCAATCAGAGATGTTATCGCGCCTCGGCTGATATATGGTCATCTCAACGACATCTATGTCGTAAAGGATTCCATACTTTCGGATAGCCCCCAGCGCATATAACATCATTTGTTCGTTACGTTCCGCCGACACTAACACGCCCTTACCATACTTCAAATCGATGTTCCGCATGCGGCCGTCGCCGATAATGGTGACGTCGCCGGTGCCGAAGCCTTCAGGAACATACTCCGTCATATCCAACTTAACCTCGATGAAAATAGCTGCATCAGGGGTCGCCGCCTGGATAGTCTCAAAAGTCTCAACCACGTAGGCCACATAGTCTTCCATGTAGACCTGCATGGCGTCATCGTACAATGGCGAGAGCTTACATTCCTTCAGGATAGCAGCAGATTCTGTAGTAGAGATGAGCCCGTATTTCTCCTTTAGCATCGTCTCAGCGAGCAGGTGAGCGAGGGTACCCCGTTTTGCCTCTATACCGGCTCTATCCTCGAATTGAGCTTCCAAATGAGCGGAGAGAGTGCATGCGATCCATCTTTTAGCACTGGAGGGAGGGAGGAATGCATGAGAACTCATAACTTATCCAGTTCGGCCATGAATGCGGAGTAATCAGCCTTTTCCAGCGCGGTGAGTCGATTTGCACCGAATTTCTCCAGCGTCTCTTTAACCTGGTCCTGTTTGCCTTCATCGATCTTAGCTTTGGAGGCTTTCCTGACATCCTCAAGCGAGAGAGTTTTGCCTTCTGTTTCAACAGCAGCGGGTGCTAGTGTCTGTTTCTCGGCAACGTTGCCGGATGATAAAGGTGCTGCAACCTTTGAGGTTGTTGGGGCGGCTAAAGCCTTAGCAGAATCGCCAGATTTGACACCGGGCGCGCACGAGCTGTCTGCCAGGGCCGAAAAGACCAAAGCCAGCTTTTCAAAATCTGCCGCTTTATCAGCGGTCAAAGTCATACTGATGTTCATACCTATATTGCTTTTTTGATGTTTACGTTTGACGATGCACCAGATCGCAGTGCAGATAAGGGCGAGAGTGAAAACTGCACCTGCAATTTCGACCAGTGCAGTACTTCGATTTCTTCGGACACGTCCGGCATAATGATGATTTCGTACGGCGGTTCGAATTCTTCCGAAATCCTTGACAAGATGCGCCTGCGATCGTCGATGAAGCTGTACCGTTCCTGGAACCACACGCGGCCGGACGCCACTATCGTTATTACTCCGGTCATGCGATGGTTCTTTAAAGACCTTCCGCATTGCGGCATACAGGACAATGAACATCGTCATCGTCACAATGTGAGCAAAAAGTGGTGTCATCTCCCAGGGCTTTAAAAAGTTTACCGAGAAAGTAAGCGAACAGACACAGTAGTGCCAGGCACAGCATACCGCCGAGTACGAGTGTGATCGGGCTCATGATTTACCGGTTTTATTGTACAGGTAAAAAGCGATGGTGCAAAGCAGGTAGTAAGCCGCAATTATGGCCCCTGCGAGGATGGTATTGTTGTCCATAGTTTATTGAATTAAAAGGGTGAGAAAATTCCAGATTTAGAAAAACCCGGACTACTCTTCCAATGTTTCACATTCAAATCGCGTCTGCAATCAGTTCCAGTTCCTTTTTATCGCTCAGTTTGTACCATTTCCCTGACTCAATGCCGTTCTCGCCGGCGTAGCCAACAACGTGACGGTTGCGGGTACCATCCCAGTAAGTCAGGATCAGCGCCCCGTTTTCTCCGCAACATGCTCTTCCGTTAAGCCCGAGTACTACAGCGTGCCCGCCATAGCCAGCAGCGGATGCGTGCCCGCCATAGCCAGCAGCGGATGCGTGCCCGCCATAGCCAGCAGCGGATGCGTGCCCGCCATCGCCAGCAGCGGATGCGTGCCCGCCATCGCCAGCAGCGGATGCGTGCCCGCCATAGCCAGCAGCGGATGCGTGCCCGTACTTGCCAGCAGCGGATGCGTGCCCGCCATCGCCAGCAGCGGATGCTGAGGCTTTAAATTCAGTGGTCACTACACTGACACCTTCTTCGTCAGAATATTTTGCGGTAGGGTCCTGCACTACTTGGAGGCGCAACTCGGCGGCATGCTTCAGCCAGAAATACTTCATAACGAAATCATACGCCAGGCGGAATGTACCGGTTACAAGAACAGTGCAGGCGGGGAACTTGACCTTACCGCTCAATTCGCGGATATCCTTCTCGTCTACTTCCAGTGCAAGCCATTTTGCCTGCGGACTTTTAAATTTGAGGTCAAAATTACCTTGTGCCCAGAGCCAGCCATGTAGCCCATTGCCACATTCGGTGTTGTCTTTCCAGTCAGGACAGGTAACGGGGCCGGATTCAGGCCATTTGAAGCCTCCGTGGCTGGTCATATCCGGCTCACATGAACGCAATACGAGGACTTTCCCCGTGGGAAGAGTGTAATTTTCCATAATTGTATTGGTAAAATTTGTGTTATGAATTACCTCCGGAAGAGGCGGTTATACCTGTTTAAGTTGTTCCTGTAAAAGATTGATGCACATCTGATCGCTGAGCTCGTCGCGGAGGAAGGATTGGAGATCCGTCCAGTATTTGAAGCCGTCGATCAACACTGCTACATCCGCGCCGTTATGCTGGTGGTAATCGCAGATGTAACCGGCTTGCAGTAACAATTCCAGCAACTCCCCGTTCTCCAATTCGCGATCCTCCTGCGGAATGCAGTCGCGATCCCAGGCGATGAAAAGGCCGAGACCATCGGCGCCGACGATATAATCGATGATGTGGATCATGCTTTCTTGGTTTTAGGGGTGCGCAAGTGGTCTGGCTTCAGTCTGCCACAGAGAATGCGCGTTTTAAGATCGACCACCCGAGCCTGCCTTTTATTCTGCCGCCGGGCGGGTGAGGCGGATTTCTCCGCCCGCACCTCTTCCAGCAGCCAGTCAGCGATCTTCCGGAGCGCCAATAAGTTTTGTTCAAGTTTGTCGATACGTTCGGGGCTCATGGCGAGGGTAGTTTAAAGGTTATCGATTTCCGCGGCCTGTTGTGCTACGATCTTCCTTGCCTCCCTCACCACAACCTTTAAAGCGGTATGATCCCGGCGCCGGTCGCCCAGCGATTCCGACACCGAAGCGGGTCTCAGGCCATGCTGGCGGCAGATATCCGCCACGTTCACCTGCTTCAACAATTCCTTTATTTCTTCTTTCTTATCTGCCGGAATCATACGTATTACGATTTTTGCGTACTTTCACGTGTAATTTTTCAGTAACCACAGTGTAACTTTGCTGTGCGATTACAGTACAAATCTATGTGCGATTATCGAACATTCCAAGAGATAAATGTTCGATTGTAAAACTTTCGATGTTATTCAATCGAACATAATTTTTATTAAATGGATTTCAAAATAGAGCTTCAAAAGCTGGTAGATATTGTAAAAAATAACAGCAAAATGGCCGGTGCGCCTTTAACCAACGAAGCAATTGCGAAACGGTTAGGGTATACCAGAACACACTTTTCCACCTTATTGGGCTCTAACGGGAAAGTATATCAGGAACATCTAGATAACTTTAAAGCTCATTTTCGCACTGAACTGGTTGGAATAGGGAAGCCCGCTTTACCTGGAGACGAACTTAACCGGGAGCGTGCTCTGTTGAAGGTGCTGGTTCAGCGGGTGGCGAAACAGGAAGCGGAGCGCCTGGGGATTTCGGTGGAAAAGGCGCTGGAGGAAATTGAGCGAGATACCATGATAGCATGGCGGGATTTGGAGAAATAGCTGCGCCCGGCCCCAGTCTTCTTTTCTTGCGGCTCATGTCGTACAGTTTTGGAGGTTAACTCAGTTAATAGGTAGTAGGTTCAACAAACATAATACCGCAGTACGCATTGTATATGCGCATTATAAATAAAGAATACCATGAAGTACATCTCATTTACTGTTTGTTTTAGTTTGATATTATTTTCAGCATGTGCGCCTGGAGGAAAAATAATTAAACAGAATTACCCCAGTCCGTTTGAATTCTCAATTACCGAATCTTCAGCAGATAAAAAGGATGAATTATTTGTTCGCGCATTTGAGTGGGTTTCGAAATCTTACGGATCCGCTAAAGCAGTTGTTGATATGCACGATAAAGAAGCAGGTAAGATTATTGGAAAAGCAATGATGTCATTTCCTAAAAACCCTTTTGGAAATATAGCTTATGTAATGTCTATTGATGTTCGAGATGGTAAGTACCGAATGGTATTGTCAGATTTTAGGCATTCCGGAAGAGAACTGACATCCGCATATGGACCATCTACAGGAACCGAATATGGTGATTTGAACCAGCAAGTTTTCATGAGGAGATTTGCTGGCGACGCGAAAAAAACTGAAGACAAAGTATTCTATAGTGTGAAAAACTACGCTATGACGGAGGCCCAAGCCATTCTTACTACGTTCAGCGAGAAGATGAAAACTAAAGACTCTTTCTAGCCTATAGCATTTACTTAAAAAAACTTATTGTAAAAGAACAGCCTCGCCATCACTATGAAAAAAGCACTTATTTTGTTCCTGTTTATTGCTCCGACAGTTGCTTTTGCTCAAACGAAAGCCGTTGGGTTGTCTGCTGGTTTCCATAGCGAGAAATGCTTAAATGTAGACCTCTTTTTTAAACTTAATAAGAGCAGGTTTCATATTGGCGCCACTTATCAGTTTACTGACAAAGAAGGAAAGGCCGATAGGACTGAAAACCGGGTTTATCCTCCGGGCTACTCAGACATAAAAGATTTCTTTTATACAATTGATTTGGGATACAGCAGATATGTTTGGAAGGGGCTGAATCTACAAATTGTTGCCAGCGGCGGCGAAAAATATGACTACGTGAATCAAGGTGCCTCACACCACGTTTTTAATGAGAAAGCAACATTTGGCGGCGGCGGATATGTTGGCTATCAATACAAGACGATCGAAGTTTTTGCAGGAGGACATTCGTTGAGAGGCGTTGGCGGCGGAATAAGATTGAATTTTGGTCTATAATTCCCGAAAATGAGAATTGATAGCGCAAACAAGTTTGCGGCACTCTACGTAAAAGTCTACGCAAGCCCACAAAACCACATTCATATTAAATAATCAGCGTTTCGTAAATATCAGAAAACCAAGCGATAACACTTTTGGAGGGCTGGAGTAAGAAAATCAAGGGTTCGAATCCCTTCTCCTCCGCAAGCTTTAAATGCTCATTGACTTCGGTCTTTGGGCATTTTTTGTTTTGGGGGAGTTGCAACCCTTTCCTGTATTAACTTCTACAGGTTTTACAGATATAGAATTAAGTAAAAAAGTTATGTGGGCGAACTGAAGAAACAACCTGTTTTTTATAACAGAAGGTATCACTGAAGGTAGCAGTACATTTCTTTGTAGGTAGCAGTAAAAGCACCTTTAATAACATCTATATCAACCCATTACACATTTACTACTTTTAGCCATGCCTTCCTGGAAGGAGCGTAAAAACTTCTACATGGAAAGCAATAGAATCTTCGTCAGTTTCTTTCTCTACAAATCCAGGCAGACGCAAAAGGGAGGCATTCCCATCTTTGCCAGGATCACCCATGAAGGGAAAAGGCTCAACCACAATACAGGCTTATTCATCGAAGAAAAATCATGGGATGCGAAGAAGTACCAGGTAAAAGGCAACAAGCCTGAAGCCCAGGAAATGAATAAACTTTTAGCATCCCTCAGAACTAAAATCCTCTCCATTTACAATTCTCTGCTGGAGCAGGAAACACCCATTTCCCTCGATCTGATAAAACACAGATTGGCTGGTGCTGATATTGAAAGGAAAACCCTACTGGAAGCCCTAACCTACCACAATGACCTTCTGGCAAAGGGAACAGGGATCAAGAACGCCAAAGCCACCAATACGAAATACAAGACTTTGGAGCGCAAGGTCAGGAGCTATATCATCCATCAGTATAAACGAAAGGATATTTTCCTGAAGGAGCTGAATCATCAGTTTGTAGTGAATTTTGAGATTTACCTCAAAACAGTGGAGTTGATTAGCCACAACCCCACCATCAAATATATCCAGTTCCTGAAAAAGATCACCAACATGGCCATTGCTCATGGCTGGCTGGATAATAATCCTTTCAGGAATTTTAAATGCTCCTTAAAGCTCGTGGAAAGAGGATTTCTCACCCTGGATGAACTTCAGAAACTGGAGAATAAAATTATTCCCAATCTCAGGCTGGCCAGGATTAAGGATATTTTTCTTTTCTCCTGCTACACTGGGTTGGCCTATGCAGATGTGAAGCAACTGAAGCCCTCACACATCATCATTGGGGTTGATGGTGGGAAATGGGTGAACACCTTCAGGCAAAAGACCAATGTGCGCACTAGCCTACCCCTCCTACCCCAAGCATTGGCTATTCTTGAAAAGTACCTGGAGTTGCATTCCCTGGAGGGAAAAAGGGATTTCATCTTCCCTATCCCCAGCAATCAGAAGGTAAATGCATATCTGAAGGAGATTGGGGATTTGTGCGAAATATCCAGGAAACTGACATTCCACCTAGCCAGGCATACCTTTTCTACGACAATTACACTGAGTAATGGGGTGCCTATTGAAAGTGTGTCGAAGATGTTGGGGCATACCAATTTGAAGACTACTCAGATTTATGCGAAAGTGGTGGATTCGAAGATTAGCCAGGATATGCAGGCATTAAGGGTGAAATTATCTGATAACTTAAACACATCTACCAATGGATAAAATCATGTTGATCTGGACGATCCTGGTGATGGGGTTTATTTGTTGGGGTATAGGAACTTTTATTGCAAAACAAGTCATTCCTAATAAATACTCCTACCTACAAGAGAATCCAATCATTCAGTTTCTTATGGGTTTCGTCTTCCTTATTATACTGGTATTTTGGTTCAAATTGTAGCTGAAATTCAAACTTTTATTAAATTAGGTGTAGGGAAACAAAACCTACACCTATTATGCAACACCCCCTACAATACTTTAAAGACCTTATCCTAAGAAACCATATAGCCAAAGAACGAATGAAATTTTTGCTGGGTGCTGAATTCGCCCCAGTTTTAAATAGGGATTTCCAAAATGATACGATCGAGTATGCATCTACGAATGCAGTTGACGAAAACTCCCAAGCCAATGTTGAAAAAATATCTTTTACTCAGATTCTGGAAGAAAGGGTTGCAGGAGGGATGATTAATGCACTTGATCTCATTGACAATGCTATCCTGGGAATAGATGATGAAAAGAAGCAAATCCTCTACCTAAAAACTATCTATAAAACCCTTAATCCCCTTATTCTTTATGCAGAGCGATTGGACTATGTGAATAAATACATTTTTATCGCCAATTGTCTTAAAGATTTGAAAGCAGAACTTATAGATAAATACAATGTTCCTGATGATACTGAAGCACCCAAAAAATTAAACCTATCCTCGTCCCCCCAATCTTCCCACAAATTACAATGGATGGGGAAATCCAAAGTCCTTATAACCTTGTTTTATGACTTATATTCAAATGTTGAGAATGGAGGGGAGCCATTGATCAAGGCCACAAAAGAGCAAATAAAAAATTTCCTCCTCAATAATTTCATTGAAAAAGATGGGCAACCACTCAGCCCTTCATCAATTGATACACTTTTAACCCCTAGCAAAGAAGATAAAAGAGCCTTAAAAGGAGATAGAATTAATACTTCAAAGCTGAAATAAGGAAAACAAAACCCCTTACCACATTACATTTCAACAACTGATTAGTCCTGACAGTACTTGTTCAGGACTAAAGGACATAATCCAATTTGGCACCTTTGAATCGAACAAAACAACAAGATATGATTCAAAGGAACAAGCCACCGCCCTTATGTTATATAAAATAGGAAGAAATAACTCAAATCACTTAAAACAATTTAAAATATACCACATGCGATTCAAAATAAATGCTGCTAAGGATGAAGCAATCTCTCAAATATCAGAATCAGATATCATCATTTTAAATGAGTATACAGGGGAGTATCAAACAGCCGATTTTGACTATATATTCTTACTGATGGATGATACCAAAATCAGTCATTGTACTGTTTTAATTCCAGAAACTGTGCTTGTATACATTTTGAAGGAGTTGGCTAGTAATGGGCATAGGAACAATATCTATTTCGACAACGCCATATCATCAGAGAAATATTCATTTGGAGGAGTGATATATCACTATGCACATATTGAAAGGAAAGTTGCCTAAATATGGCAAAGCCATTCAAAAAAATACATTTAGGTGTGTAAGACAGTTTGAGCAAAGGCAGGACATAGTTCCTGCCTTTTTGCCTTAACAGTAATACAGAATTATAAGTTACTCTCTAATAGGAATAGACGCACGAGAATGATTCCTGCGCCTGCTGACATTTCCTGGCTATATTGCCATTTTTAGCTTGTTCTCAATCCAGTACTCTCGCTTAAAATGAGGTGTAAATCCAAGACATTTACCAAACTCTTCTTTCATTACATTCTCTACATACTCTTCATATCCTTTCAATGTTACGACAGAATCATGGAGTGTAAAAATTGGCAGATATGATTTTTCCTGAGCAATTCTTGCAACTACACGATGATACATGATGTAGCTTTCAATCCTTTGCAGCAGGATAGGTAAATTTTCAGCTTTCGCTCTTTTGATGGATGCTGTGATCTCATATATTTGGGGAAATATATCTCTGAAAATTCTTTTAGGTGCAGCTTCTTCTTGTCCAATGAATCTGTTATCTGTAAACAGCACAGTGAATAGCATGGGTTTTACTTCATCATTTGTCTTAAAATCAAATCCTAGCTTATCTTTTAGCAGATGACGAAATTCAGAATAAAAATTTCCACTACTAACCATTCGATAATAATTCCACATTTCATCCCCCTCCATTATTCTATTATTCTGGGCATTTTTGCACAGAGTAATGGTATTGGATAAGTGTTTGTGGTTGGCGAATATTGGAGTAATGAATAAGTAAGGAATATCTGAAGAATTCAATTTTCCTCCCTTCGCTTCATTCGTCCAGAATCCATCGTCTAACAGCAAAGTAAGCAAAGTAGGCTGGCTGTTTGACAAATCTATAGAAACTAATTCTTCGCCATCGTAGGTAACAGCATTTCTTATTTCTCTTTTACAGGAAGTCAGTGCAGAATGATACCTGAATACATTTTGGTCAAAATGTGCGTTAAATAAACCTCTCCTTATCTTCTCAATATTCAAATGGGTACCAAGATACTGTGTATAGGGGTTTTTCCACTCAATCCCTCTACCACTAATAGTTTTATCCCATTTCGATCTGTCTTTTTTCTTTTGTAAATATATTTCTGCATTGTACGCATGTGCCAGCTTATCATTAATATTCAAGCCACCAGCTTTATACCATCTTTCTATTGGAGTGTATTTACTGCCAATAGAAGATAGATCAAATTGGCTAGCTGTAGAGGCATTAACTGGCTCCTTTTTTTCAATCGCCATTCCACTACTGTAAGTAACATTATTGAAAATTTGAGGCTCCTTTGTGCCCTTATTGGGCTGTTTAATGCCTTCCATCTTTTTGAGCAGAATAGAATTGGTAATAGGAATTGATTTAAGTGATTGCTGGTATCTTTCGCAAAATCTATATCCTTTTGATTTTACGCCAACAATAAACTGGTCATCTGTTTCAATAATACCAGCTTCCAGTAGGTAGGTTAAATAGTCAGAATATCCTTTGCCAATCCATTGTTTCAGGATTTCAGCATTAATAGGTACATAACCTTCCTCGTCTGTTAAATCTTTGTTTCTGGAGGGGATTTCTGCAAGAAGGTGTAAAATGTAGAGTAGCTTATCTCTATTAAAACCATCTATGTGGCTGATTGAATTTTTCCTGATAATATCATCTATATCTATGTTCTCTGGAATGTAAAAAAGCTGTTGTTCCATCTAAGAATAAATAATTTTCCATCACCTGAATCCAGGCTGATTGCTCGTTTTGTAATTTTTCATATTTTATTTTTTTGTGAATTAATTTTTATATCACCTGACCAAAATATCCCAAGGAAACTTTGGCCATTTTAAAACTGAATTGTAAAATTATTATGGTTCGATTTATTTGCCAATAGCATTAAAAAAAATTATTGACACCAATTGAAAGTATCAATTTCAACATCTTACAGAATCTACTTTCTGCACTGTTATCAGCTAATTTTAAGCAGCATTCTCTTTCCTATCTTCTCAATACTCTGGACTGGATTTTAAAATGCAAACATGATTGAACGAACAGGGTATCAATAACAAACTGTTAACTTACAATTACATTATATTGTCGTGTATATTGAGTTGGCTTATCCACTTTTTAGGACTTTCTCTATTTTTCGAATAGTTGTGACACCAAAAATCTCTTACTTATGATTAAAAGCATCAACAAAATCCATGGATTTCGCATATTTCAAGATTTCACAAGGTCTTCATCATTGTCAGACTTTTCAAAATATAATTTATTCTATGGTTGGAATGGAAGTGGGAAAAGCACATTTTCTAATCTGCTTCAGTATGTTGAAGAAAAATCTATTCCAGACGAACACCTGGATGCTAAATTTGAAATTGAATTAGCAGATAAGCAAAAGCTGACAAATGGGGCATCATTGTCAAGTAATTCATTGAAATTAAAAGTATTTAATAAATACTTCGTTGCAGAGAATATAAATTTTGAGGAACAAGGCGCCAAAAGCATTCTTTTGGTATCAAAAGAAAGGATTGAAGAAAAGGCAAAACTCAAAGAACTAAATAAAGAGAAAAAGAGTCTTGTTGACAGATTGCTGAATGCTGAAAATGGAGCCAGGGATAAAAGAAAAGTAAATGAGAAGTTCCTTTCAGATATTGCAAAAGGGATTAAAAATTCTTTTAAGGTCATTGACACAAAAGATACTTACTATTTTAACTATGATAGAAATAAACTATCAGCATTTATCGATAGGCATAAACAACAAGTAAATGCAACTTCGATTCTTACTGATGCAGATCTAAGCAAAGTCATTATGGCAGTTAAGCCAGAGGTAAAAGAAATTATTCCCCTGGAGTTTGAATTGCCTAATTCAAATAACTTAATTGAATTTGAAGCCAGGTTGAATCTAGTTTTACAAACCAATATTGTGTCTAATCAAATAGAGCAATTAGTTAATGACGAACTACTCAATAGATGGGTAGAAGAGGGCTTGAAATTGCATTCAAAAATAGGTAGTGAAGTTTGTGGATATTGTGGAAATGCAATAGCAAAAGAGAGAATTAATGCACTAAATGCACATTTTAGTGCAGACTATATTTCATTAAAAACAAAAATAGAAGATGGCATTAAATTCATTGAAAGTATAAAACAGGGATTTCACCTTTCAGTGCCACTGGAAGATCACTTATATGATGAATATAAGGAAGGATACAAAGATGCAGTTAATGAATTTAAGAGCGTCCTTATAGAAATTGATACTAAGTTGAAATATTGGTCTGACACCATGAATACTAAACTTGGAAATCCATTTGAAATACTATCTCTAGATACACAAAATACAACTTCTATTTTTACTGCATTTAGTAGTAGCGTAAATAAGGTGATCTCTGTCCTCGAATTATGCAATAGCAAAACTGATAATTATTCAAAAATACTTAAAGAAAGCCAAGAAAAGCTGGAGCTACACTATGTCAGCGAAGCACTTTCTAACAATGAATATTTTAGAAGCTTGATTGAAATCGAAGAGCTGGACAAAGAATCCAATGAAGTGCGACAACAACTAAATGTGATAGCCAAGGAAATATTAGAATTAGAAAAGGTATTAGTCAATGCTGTTATGGGCGCTGAACAATTTAATGAGAACCTATATAAGTTTCTGGGAAGAAATGATATTTTGTTAGAATATATTGCAGATGAAGGTGGATATAAAATTATCAGGTCAGGAAAAAAAGAATTGGCAAAGCATTTGAGTGAGGGCGAAAGAACAGCCATTGCGTTTGTCTATTTCATATCAAAATTACAGGAGATGGAGATAGCTGATTTGCAGGAGTCAATTATTGTTTTGGATGATCCTATTTCAAGCTTTGATAGCAATCATCTGTTCAATGCAGCTCATTTCATTAAAGAAGAGTTCTTTTCAGAAAAAGACATGCCAAGTAAGATTGGACAGCTCTTTATTCTTACACATAATTTCAATTTTTTCTCCCTTATCAATGAATGGTTTGAGGCAAAGGATTTAAAAAAAGTGTTCTGCATAAAGAACATTAATCATAATGGTAGTAGAGCTGCGATATTTGAAGATGCTGAATATGTTTTAAAGCAATTTGGTTCTGAGTATCACTTTATTTTTTCAGAAATTAAGAAATACAATGAATCGAACGACAAATCTTATTATCATACGCACACTATAGCTAATTTATGCAGACAGCTCTTAGAATCTTTTCTAACTTTCAAGTTTGGTCGAAAGAAACTGGATAAATGCTTTGACGAAATAGTGGGATTCAGCGAACTTGCAAAAGTTAGAAAATTTGTAAATCATTATTCGCATAGAGCAGATCATGGAACCAGCATAAGGGGATATAATGACAATCTTTTTGGCGAGACTGAAAAACTAGTTCCAATTGTACTAGAGTTGGTAAAATATGTGGATAATGTTCATTATACCTCCATGTTGGCAAGAATAAATGGGAATTGATTTATTAATCGTGTAAGATAAGATAGCTACGATTTAATCTGACAGTTGGCTACTTCTTTAACTTAAAGCCAATAAATCCAACTATCCCTAAAATATACAACCACCAGGGAATTTTGAACAGGGAATAAATTAGTCCATTCCATAGGCCATCAATAATAAATGCTGCAATACAAGCAATTGCAAGAATGCCTATGCCCCAAAGACACCCTTTGATATTTTCCATAGGTAGATGTTATTTTAATTTTAATATAAGTACAACTATTGCCAATGTGGAAATGATGACAATTGAGAATACTACCAAAGTACCCTGATTATTATTATTCTCGTTAGAAGATTTGAATATCTCATCATCAAAATTAATCTTGCTGGTATCAGAAGTATTATATATACCAGTTGGTGCTATAGGAGTGGTGGCTGGATTAGAACTTGCATGAGGGCCATTGCCTGGCTCCAGACTTTCAATAAGTTGATCCAATTCAGTTTTTTCTTTCGAGGTAGAATAGTCTTGTATTGTTGGCCCTGTATTACTTCTCTCAATTGAGGCTTTAATTTTTTCTAAATCATCCTTGTTTTTCTCCAAGGTCATTGGGTCTAAAGCATCAACAGGTTGTTGAGAATAAGCTGATGAATTTAAACAAAGAAAAAGTAGACCAAATAGAGTGAAACTTTTCATAATATGTGGTTTTGAAGTAAAAATACCTGTTTTGCAGTAAATAACGCAAATTTGCTCTAACAATTCTATATCACAAGGTTTCTCTTTGCCTTGTGGCTAATAACTACTATAGGGATGAGGATTTTATCAAAAAATTTGGGCTAAGGCTCAAAGAAATAAGGAAGTTCAAGAAGATGAGCCAGGAAGAACTTGCCTTTAAGTGTGGGTTTGAATTATCTCAAATAGGTAGGATTGAAAGGGGAACTATCAACACATCTATATCTCATGTAGCTGCAATTGCTAGAGCACTAGAAGTCGCTCCTTACAAGTTGTTTGAATTTGAGCCTGATTGATTCATCTATATTTTCTGTAAAATATCTGGAGGACACATTTCGTAACCTGCACTTTGCCAAATGATATGGAACAATGATTCCATTGCCTTATAATAATCTTGTTTGAAATCTTGAATGACAACTATTGGGAACAATAGACTTTCCTTTTTGAAGCCTTTTTTATGATTCCAAAGTCCAGAAATTGGCATCCCTTTTATGTTATTAAATGCTAAAGAAATACAATATGGGGATTCTATCGATGCTGTGATGTAGAACTCTATTGTCTGCTTTACTTGCTGCAAAACTTCAGCTGCTAAATTCTCTCCAGATAGAAAATACTTATTACTAGCATCCTGCATATATATTCCTGTTGTAAAAACCTCAATGCAGCCATCTCTAAATATTGAATTATACGAATACATATCAGAATATGGGTTTGTATGGATAACAAAACCCTCAAAAGTATGATTATAGCTGTAGCCACTTGACATGATTGGAGGTAATTTTCTAATCATATTCTCATGAAATGAGCTAGGCAAAAAATCCAAAGAAGTATAGCCCATTTTTGACAAAGGAATAATATGAAGTATCATATTGGGAATATCAACAATAGCATCCCAAAAAGGGTTTGTCTGTATTGATTTTATCCTATCCTGAATAAACTGTTTGGCCCTATCTCTCATTTCCATGTTCTTTATGAATAAATTATACAACTCATGGGTATCCAACAAATACTTGCCAGTATTCCTTCTCCTGTAGAATTTACTTGAGTTCTTAAAACTTATTCTGGTAGGTAACGATAAATTTTTAGGAATTGATATTGCAAAAACATTGCAGCCATTTACAGGTATTAAACTACTAAAAGACAAATGACTTAATTGGGGATCTGTATTATTCTTAACAATTTCCTCAATTTGAGATATGACTTTATCATAATTGTCTATGGCCACTCTATTGCCACTAGGCAATTGGGGGATTCCTGTACTTTGATTTAATTCATCTTTCTCATCCTCCAATCCAAATATTATAATACCACCTTCTGTATTATGAAATGCTGTTATATCAGCCAGCAATTCTGATCTATCACCATCATCTTTGAGTTTAAAGTCCCTTTTATAATCCAGGGTTATTGATTCAGGAACTCTTCGTTCAATCAAGGACAAAATGTCCTCATTAGAGAGTTCTACAACACTCTTTCCACTAAGTCGCATACAACTTTTCCTTATTGGTTATTAGATGTACTATTATTATTGTTATCGCCAGATGAAGTTGTCGTAGCTTGACTACTATTACTATTGTTTGTCGAAGCCTTGGGAGGTGGAGGAACCACTCTTCCCAACTTTTCTTGGACTAATTCTCTAGGCATCACCTTTGTTTCTTTCTCTTTGCTCATACATTATATATTTATTGATGAAAAAATTAAAATTGAAAGAATCCCTAAAATCAATGTAATGATTGTACCTACATTTATTAAAGTAATCCATCTTGTCCTCTTCGCATGTTTCGTCTCGGAGCCACATTGATATTCAATAAGAGTTTTGTAATTATATTGGGCAGAAAGGAAATGAGAAAAAAGATTGGAAAAAAGAGTTATGGCTAAAAGAATCCAACCAGATTTAAGTAACCACTTATTGCAGGCAGTGCTAAGTGGGACTATTTTCTCTATAAAAAGCATGGATAATCCCAATGCACCAGCACTGATAAAACTTAACTGTTTCTCAAAATCATCCTGGCTTTTAGTCAGTGTATCTGATAAACTTTTTTGATAATCCTTATCTAAATCCATAGGTTGATATTACATTATATCAAATATACTAAATTATTTAGTAAATAAACCTTACATGATTTTCCACAATTATGTTTGAGTAAATGTTTATCTGCACTATGTTTGAATAAATACCTATCTAGTCCAATCTCCCTATTTTTAGCTAAATTTTTCCAGCCCCAAATTTTTCGATGTTTAATTAATATATAGCATAATTGAAATTCCTTCCTGCCCTCCCCCTCATATAAATGTAAGTAGCGACCACCCCATTTAATACACCCCCTCTTAATATCAGGTTCAGGGTATACCCCACCTTTTTTATCAACTAGTTATATAATTCCTAATCCTTACAACTATGGTTACTATTAAGAATTTTAAAGTGCATGCTGATGCACAGGGGAAATCATTTGTCTCCCTGGAGCTGATAGGTGATATTGAAATGATCCAATCCAAACAATCAGGGAGATTTTACGCTACAGTCAGGAAATGCTTTATTTCTTCAACTTTTGATGAAACCACAGCCAGGCTGATGGTTGGAAAATCCATCGAAGGAAACATTGTAAAACAGGAATGTGAACCCTACGACTTTATTATGCACGAAACTGGGGAAGCAGTAAAGCTGACCCATCAATATGCATATGTACCTTAATCACATAATCCCATCCAATTAATTCATTCACCCAATCAGATGAAGGGCAGGACTACAAAGGTTTTGCCCTTTTTCTTTTCCTAAAAGTTCAAAAAATGGAACAAGCTATTTTGCAAACTCCCTCTCACCAGGGAACTTATATTGATTTTGAGGAAACTTCTACCTCCAAACCTTTCCTACAAGCCAATACAGAGGAATTTCCTCTGGCACACATCAGGAAAGACCACACAATCCCCTGTTTCGCGAAGGACAATGAGCCTTTAATCAGCCATTATGATTTTATCGAACTGACCTCCCAGGTAGCAGTAGAAGTATTTTCCCAGGAATCCATTTTAAGCCCTTCCATCAGGCTAAGCCATCCTATTAAAGGCAGAATCCCTGAAGCCAAAGAAAAGGCAGCAAAAGACCTATTGGATCACGAAAAGACCCTGTATTTCGAAAGGATGGCTTTTATCATTGAAATCCCCAGCATCTCAGATTCCATCGAAGGGAATAACCTCACCCTTACCCTGGGAGGAGTAAAAGCCTACAACCTGGAGAACTTATACACCAAGAAAGGTGCTGATGAGCATTTCAAGGTATTTATTGGGTTCCAGAATAAGGTTTGCACAAACTTATGTGTAAGGACTGATGGCTATATGGCAGATTTGAAGGTGAAGAATATGGCGCAGCTCAAAAATGCTATATACTCTCTGTTCAGCCAATACAATGCATCCCAGCACATTCAAAAACTCAGGAATTTCACCAACTATGATATTTCTGAGCAGCAGTTTGTCCACCTCATTGGGAAATGTAAGTTGTTCAATTATCTGCCTCCTGCCATGAAAGCAGGCATTTCCCCTCTTCTGTTTGGTGACACCCAGCTCAGCACTGTTTGCAGGGATTATTACAGGGACGATAGCTTTTGTAGAAATGAGGATGGTAGCATCAACCTCTGGAGGTTATATAACCTATTCACTGGAGCCAATAAAAGTTCCTACATCGACACATTCCTGGACAGATCACTGAATGCCTTCCAGTTTACTGAGGAAATCAGGCGAGCCCTGGACAACCACCAATCCAGTTGGTTCCTGACCTAACATCTATTCTTTAAAATTTATTTACATGAACGACATTGGCAGAAAAATTTACCTGCTGCGACTGATCCATAATTACACCCAGGCTTATGTTGCAGAGGAATTGGGCATAGGGCATTCCACTTATTTAGCTCTGGAACAAGATGCTTCCAGAATACCCATCACCAGACTGCAAAAGCTGGTTGGAATATATGGCCTGACCCTGGGAGATTTCTTCTCTTTTGATGTGGATGGCCTGATGAAAGTAATTACTGGACAAAAGGAGGCTGCTACGAACCAAGTGAGTATTTCTCCAAAATGCCTGATTCACCAGCTCCAATCCCTTAACAAACTACTCTTTCAGCTCTTGGAAGAATCCACAGCAGCCTGATACTTTTTCAAAATTTCACCTTACCCATCTTACCTCCTGGTAGGGTGGGTAACTTTTTTTAAACCAATAAATGTTTTAACGATGGCAGAAGATCAATTAGCCAAATTCCAGGATTTCTGCAAAGCAGCCATCCTGGCAGATCAAACTTATCTTGTAAACAGTTTCCTGCTGAGTAATGATGAATCCCTCCACTCCTTCATCCACAACCCACTTGTGTATGATGTGCTGATAGATGGCCATGTCCATAGAGGAACCTGCCTCCTGGTAAAAGACCTCCTGATGCGCAAGGACAGGGAAATTTCCATTCTCCAGAAAGAAATCCTCCACACCCTGGACGATGAAAAAGTCAAACAACTCCAGGACAGGGTTGAAAAAGTCAAACTGGAAAGGGAAGTCCTCGACAAAGCAGCCCCCAAGGAAAGGTACATTTACGAATGGCTCCTGGTGCCTCACTGGATGGGGGATGAACTGATTCTCTTGGGAGAGGTAGTTTTCAGGGGTTATGGCTGCAACTTTTGGGGTACAACCTCCATCCTGAGGGAAAATTACAGGAAGGAAGATACCCTCCTGGGCATTTTCGAGGAATTGCATAATCATTAATACTAATATCATGGATCTTCCTGAAGAACCCAACAGCATGAGCATGCTCGAAAATTTGCATAAGCACTTCGATAATGCAGGTAAAGCCTTTAAAGACAGGGTTTGCCTGGACTGTGATTTCTCAAATGCCACCTATTACAGGAAAGTATCTACCTCCAAATATGCCACTATCACCAGGGCAGAAAGGGACAGAATACTGGAGATAGCAGAATATATCGTAGGCAAGCTCAATGACTGTATCAGCCTCTATAAGTAACAAAAAAGCAGTAATTTGACTGCATCTTCAAACCAGCTCCTTTCACTGGAAGGTATGGCCTAAGGTATCAAAAATGTATTATGATCGTAGAATCAAGCACTGTTAAGGCTTTCCAGGATGGGTTTTCATCCCTTCTCCTCCGCAAGCTTTAAATGCTCATTGACTTCGGTCTTTGGGCATTTTTTGGTTTTTAGCGCTTCCGCAACGGCCAATCGTATTACCGCTCACCTGCCCGCCCAAAAACAGGAATGCCCTACCAGGGATCGCCTACCTCGGATCCCCCTTTATCATTCCGGCATTAATCCATACAATTCGTACCTCAACATACTTTGTTGTATATTGAGTTTCCAAACATCCATAAACAATACCTATGAGACAATTTCTCTTAACCCTGGCTGTGGCCGTTTCAATCCCCGTTTCCCTTTCCGCCCAAAGCAACACTTTTCCCGCAACAGGCAACGCCGGCATCGGCACTACTTCGCCTCAGGCGCCGTTGCAGATTGTATCTACAGGGCGGACGTATGTCGTTAACAAATTCATCGCCAACAATTCGGAAGACTCCCAGGGCACCAATTATATTCTACTGCATCCCATTTATGTTGGCACGCTTATCCAGGATTACCAGGTGTCAGGGAAGATCAGTGCTGTAAGAGGAAGCGCGGGGTCCTACAATCGCAAATGGACGATGGAGGTCAATACTTCCAGCGCCTACAACGGCAACATCGGGACCCTGCTTTGTTACAACGAACCTACGACAATCGTTATTGTTACTTATAACAGCGTCAAATATATGGCGCTCGAAATAACCAATAATTATTCCTTGTACTATTTCACCTTCACCGGCTATACTACCAATGCAACTTTAACATTGGTCAAAGACGAGGAAGTAACTTTAGTTGAGCCTTTCATGGCCAACTATATCCAGACACCCGGAGGGTTCAAGGCCAATACGCTCATCATTCCAGGCAGCGCCACCATTGGCACCCATACTATGGCGACAGGCACCGCCAAACTAGCTGTGGAAGGCACGATCGCCGCGCGGAAGGTGAAAGTCCAGGCTACAGGCTGGCCAGATTTCGTGTTTGCGGATGACTATGCTTTACAGCCGTTGGATTCGGTAGCCGCGTTCGTCCGCGCCAACAAGCACTTGCCCGGCATTCCCAGCGAGGCGGAAGTGAAAAAGGACGGGCACGATCTCGGAGATATGAATGCCCGGCTTTTGCAGAAGGTGGAGGAACTGACGCTTTATCTTATCGAAATGAAAAAAGAGAATGCCGATATGAAAAAACGGCTGGAAAAGCTGGAAGGGAAATAAATTCAAAAGGCCTGCAACTCAACACTGCAGGCCTTTTTGCTGTAATAATATGCGAAGCCCGGTTACGCCGCCGACTGATCATCCACCTCTCCTTCAGGTGCATTTTTCTTCACCGAATCGATCCCGCCGTCGCGGGTCGTTTCCGAGGAATATTGCTGGCTGGTGCCGATGATCTGGCCGTTGGCAGCTTTCAGGTTGAAGTAGAATTTCCCGCCGGCGTTCGATTTCCGCTCGAAACGCTCGTCTTGCCGGGCATTGTTGCGAACGGAATCGATCCCGTTCTGACAGGCTGCTTTGGAAGAATATCCTTCGCTGGTGAGGATAACTTCGCCGTTACCGGCTTTCAGATTGAACTGAAATTCTCCGTTCGATCTTTTGGTGATGACAAATTTACTCATAGGATGCTATTTTAGTTGATTCGAAAGTTAACAAAAATAAACAACCATTGCTACTGACATAAGGCTGTCACGCCTCATTATTTATTTGCATCAAAATTAGACCCAATGGAAAAACTGGACCTCGCAAAAAAGTACAAAACCTATTACAGCGCCGCATCCAAGCCGGAAATCGTAGACATCGGCCCGGCGCACTACCTTTCCCTGACCGGTTCCGGCGACCCTTCCGGAGAAGCGTTCGCGGCCAACATCGCCACCCTCTACCCTGTGGCCTATGCCATTAAATTCCGCTGCAAAGCGCGCGAAAACGACTTTACCGTAGCCAAGCTCGAAGGCCAGTGGTGGTTCGACATGGACGCCTATCCCGGCCTTACGATGGCCGACGCGCCGGCCAGGGTTCCGCGGAGTGAATGGTCGTACCGGTTGCTCATCCGGCTTCCCGATTTCGTAACGGAAGAAGACGTAGCCGCCGGCATTGCCGCGGCGTCGAAAAAAGGGGTGGAAAAGGCGAAAGACGTACGGTTGTTTTCCATGCATGAAGGAAAATCGCTGCAGATGCTGCATAAAGGGCCGTTTAGCCGCGAAGGTGAGTCCCTGCAGGTGATGCATGAGTACATGGTCGCCCAAAACCTTTCCCACAACGGGCTACATCACGAGATCTACCTTTCCGACTTCCGGAAAACCGCTCCGGAGAAATTGAAAACGATATTGCGGGAACCGGTTAAGTAATTCACATATCCGCTCCTTCCCGCTGCAGGAGCCAATTTCCCAGTTCCATGACATCCTTCGGCCGCGCGCCGGGGTCGATCATGCGGGCCGCTGCGGCACAGATGTCCGCCGGCGACATTCCCTGTTCGCGCATGAACCGGATGGAGGTATCTCCTACGGATTTGGAGAGTTTGTGGCCCGAGGGGCTTTCCAGCAGGGGGTGATGCCAGAAAACGGTCTGCGCGAACGGGTTGGGCGGCAACAGGGACGCGAGATAGAGTTGACCGAGGGTCGAAGGCAAAAGATCTTCGCCCCTCACTACCAGGTTTACCCCGAATTGAAGATCGTCTGCCACGGAAGCCAGCTGGTAGGCGGGCTCTCCGTTTTTCTTGCGTACCACGAAGTCGTACATGGAAGGCGGTAAGCGCATGGGCGGGGGCTTCATCCCGATGGATTGCATGGGAATGATCGCGTCCGGGTCGGTGAAGATCCGCCAGGCCACGCCAGGTTGATCGAGCGGTATATTTTTATGGCGGCAGGTACCGGGATAGTTTCCGTCTACCAGTTGCGTACGCGAGCAATCGCAGGCGAAGAGGTGGCCTTCAGCGCGAAGGTTATCCAGGAATTCGGCGTAGCGCGCCATCCGCAGGGATTGCGACCAATTGCCGGTGAAATCGTCCGGATCGCGGGGGCCCTGGTGCCAGGGGATGTGCATATGATGAAGGGTATCGAATATGTCCTGGAGGTACGCGGGGCGGAGGCGGTCGCGGTCGAGGTCGTCGATACGGAGGAGGACCTTGGCCTGGAAGCGGTCTGCAAGTGCGATGGTGGCGGCAAACGACAGCAGGTTGCCCACATGCAGGAAACCGCTGGGCGTGGGGGCCAGTCGGGTGAGGCGGGGTGCCTGGGCTGTGGGAGAATGCTCGTTTTGCGACATCGTAAAAAATGATTTGTAAAATTACGGGACTTGTCGCTATATTTGCAACCCGGTTAACGGAATGGATCGGTAGTTCAGTCGGTTAGAATGCCGCCCTGTCACGGCGGAGGTCGCGGGTTCGAGTCCCGTCCGGTCCGCACGATTTAGAAGAGACCCGCGCTAGGCGCGGGTTTTCTGTTTTTAGTCGAGTATTTGGTCGAGTTCCCTTTTGTTTTCAATGATCTTTACGGAGGTTAACATACTTTAAGTTACGAAAAGTGACTTAAAAAGATGGGCGATTCAGTTTTCTCGTAAAAAAAACATGATCGCCCTCAATCGCAGCTTAATCAAAAAAATCTTGATTAAACGACTATTCGAAATTGGGAATTTAGTTCATGAGTATGCTTAGTTAATAGCCTTAATTATTTTGAGCATAGCAAGAAATTTACGCGATAACACATAATGGAATTACTTATGTATATTTGAGTGTTAAGCGCATTTAAAACCGGTTATCCGACAAAATTGAACTTATACCCATGACTAAAGTTTTAGACCTCAATTATACAGAAGCAAGGCAATATTTTCTAAAGAGAGAAAGCTATATCAACTTTGATCTTCCTACTTATTTTGAATTTGGAAACCTATTGCAGGCTGTTTCAACACATATGCGAGGCCGGGAACTTAAAACTTTTCACTCTACTTATGTTGATGAAGATGGAGAAATTAAGCCTCATTTTCCAGCAAATTTTGAAGGAGTAAATTATAAGTTTCTTAATAACAAAGATGGGAAATTTGCATGGCGCCCTTTTCAATTGATTCATCCAGCCCTGTATGTTTCATTAGTTAATAAAATTACTGAACAGGCAAACTGGAATCTAATTGTAGCTCGATTCAATCAATTTCAGGCAAATCCTCAAATCAGATGTTATAGCATTCCATTACGTTCAGATAATCAACAATCAGATAAAGCAACTACAATTAGTCAGTGGTGGCAAGCAATTGAACAGCAATCGTTGGAGCTGGCATTGAAGTTTGAATATGTTTTGCATACTGATATTTCTGATTGTTATGGATCAATGTATACTCATTCTGTTCCATGGGCAATACATACAAAAGCAACCGCCAAGGACCGTAGAAAAGACAAAGGGTTGGTCGGCAATATTATCGATAGACACTTACAGAGTATGTCCTATGGGCAGACCAATGGAATTCCACAAGGGAGCGTATTGATGGATTTTATCGCTGAAATGGTTCTTGGTTTTGCCGATCTAGAACTGTCTACCAAAATTCAACAAGCAAACATTCAAGATTATGAAATAATAAGGTATCGAGATGATTATCGAATTTTTTCGAACAATCCACAAACTGCTGAACATATTACCAAGTTACTGACGGAGATTTTGATTGAGCTTGGAATGCGTTTGAACGCACAGAAAACAATCGTATCAAATAACGTCATAAAGAACTCAATAAAATCGGATAAATTATACTGGATTTCATCAAAGAAGGGTGCGAAAGGTATTCAAGAACATTTATTGATTATTCATAAGCTTTCGGAAGAACATCCAAATTCGGGCAGTTTATCGAAAGCATTAGGCAAATTCTATAACAGAATTAAAGATGTAACTGAAACTCATCAAAGCATAATTGTTTTAGTTAGCATTTTGGTAGACATAATGTATAAAAACCCAAGAGTTTATCCAATTGCTTCTGCGGTTCTAAGCAAACTCTTGTCGCTCGTTCCCGACCATAAAAAGAATGAAATACTAATTCTAATTCACAATAGATTCGAAAAGATACCCAATACAGGGCATATTAAAATTTGGCTTCAAAGGGTTACTATTAAACTTGATAGAGAAAAAGTATACTCTGAAAAACTTTGCGAAAAAATAAATAATCCTAGGTTGCAGATTTGGAATTCTGACTGGATAGAGAATAACTTAAGAACTGTTATTGAAGCTACTGAAATTATAGATGAAGATGTAATCAATAACATAGATGTAGTCATTTCTAGTAAAGAAATTGAATTGTTTAAAACTGAATATGACTATGCTGAGCAGACTGAAGAAGTGGAGGTGACTTTGTAATTTTGGCGGATAGAATACTGATCAGCGTGCATTATAAATAAATGCAAGTATTAGTTTCAATTTTCTATTGAAAATACAATAGAAACGCGATTTAAGGGCTTTGGGTAAAGGCGATTAATTGTTTTTTTAGTAATTTGATAGAAATCAAATTAAGATATGCAATTGTTTCCTTTTCATAGATTGAAATCATTCATCTTATTTGAACAGCCTTTTAATTTTCAATACTTGACCCTTCACTTCCGTCGAACCCATGAAAAGCATCAGGAGCATTTTGATAGCTGGCCGATAGCTGCGACGCGACGGAAATTAATCAACGACTTTTGGTTTTGGGCCTTGTGCCATTATGCAGCTTTGGTGGCCATTTGCGGAATAGTATTCCTGGGCGTACTGGCCACCTTTAATATATCTTATCTCTTGCTGGTACTAGTCGTAGGTATTTTACTTTACTTACCCTTATATGTTCTTTTATATCGTCCAGCTTTTACCGGTGATTTTCTCCCGAAACTGGAAACTGTAATATCCGAGTTCGAAGGGAATCAGCGAATTTGGGCCGAAAAGTGCAAACAAGAGCAACTTTCCACGCGGGGGCTTGTATTGCTTTACTACATTTTGGATAAATGTGCTGAAATTAACTTTCTTACCCCAAGTGATAAATCTGCAAGCCTGCTGCTTAAAATCTTCGGTGTAAGCCAGAAGGGCCTAAAGAACGAACTCGATTTACTATTCAAGAAGGAAAAGCGGGCAAAGATTGAGCAAAGAAAGCAAACCGAGATTACGAAGAGTTTCGAGGAAGTGTACGCTATTTTTGAGGAAATGCAGTTTCCAAAGGGTGTGCAAATGTTAAAAGAGCTGGAAATCCGATATAATCGGCCCGAATAACTGTCAATCCCGCCGTTTTAACTAAATACAAGTATACTTAACCCGATTCCGGGCCTCCCCAACCCCATATTTACAGCCTAAATCTGTAAACTATGGAAAGTGCGAAGAATGAACTGCCCACCACTCCAATGCTGTTTCCTTTGGAGCCGGAGGTATTCTGGCAGAAGCTGCGTTTACTGGTGCGGGAGGAAGTCGGCCGATTGGAAGTGCAACCGGCGGCTGGTAGTTCCACGTTTGTTACACCCGGCCTCAACTACAAACCCCTGCTAAAGATTGCCGAGGTTTGCCAGCTTTTTCAAGTCACCCGCCCCACGATCTACGACTGGATTAAGTGCGGCAAGCTGAAACGTTATAAAGTTCGGTCGCGGGCTTACTTCCTCTGGAACGATATCCAGCAATTGCTCTACCCGGACGGTTCGCCCGGCCAGTCGTCCCCCGTCATTTGATTTTGTATTAGCGAGCGGTGTTTTTGCTTCGCAAAAACTCGCTCGCTTTTGCTCCCGCTGGTCGCAAAAGGTTGCCCGCCAGCGGGCAATCATTGAATTTTTGGCTTATGTGTGCAAAGAAAGGTGGGCGACCTCCCAGCCCAAAGAAACGCCAGCACCAGGTCGGCATCAGGTTGAACACGGAAGAACTGGCCCAGCTAAAGGAGCAGGCGGCCAAGGCCGGGATAAAACTAATGCCCTTCATGCGGGGAATTATCCTCCGGGGCAAGGTGATCGCGCGGCTGGATGAGGACGGCCGTCAGTACCGGCAAGCCCTCATTGGTATGGCGAACAACATTAACCAGATGGCAAAGGTCTGCAACGCTACCGGCTATATTGACGTCTGTAGGGGCTTCTATCATACCTATCAGGAGTTAGCCTCTATCCTTAAAAAGTTAAGTAGTGATAAGTAAAGTAATTACCGGCAAATCCTTTGCGGGATGCTGCCGATACGTATGCAGGAAGGAAGACCATGTGAAGATCCTCCACGTCAATGGCGTTAGAGAAGCCAACCCCAAGGATATGGCTGCTGACTTTGAAGACAACCGCCGGAGGCTACCCAATAAGCACCGCGCCGTCTTTCATGGGATATTGAGTTTTCACCCATCGGATAGGGTTACAGAATCCCGAATGACATTAATCGCTTGCCAATACCTTGACCGCCTTAAAATTACTGACACCCAGTTTACCATCGTTAAGCACTCCGACAAGGCCCATCAGCACCTGCATATAATAGCCAATCTGGTAAACATGAAGGGAATAGCGATTTCGGATAGCTGGCTAGGGCTTCGGGGGAAAAAGGTAGCCCAGGCACTTACTTTGGAACACGGACTGAAAATAGCCCAAGGGCGCACGCCGAAGCTAACGCCTCCGGCGCGTGGAAGTGAGGAAGCCGTAAAGGAGGAAATCTTCTCCACCATAGCCACCGCGCTGGTACTATGCAAGAGTTTCGCACATCTTGAAAATGTCCTCGCCCATTGCCGGATCGATATCATGTATAAGCGGAACGGAAAAGGAGAAGCGGCCGGAATTAGCTTCCGGAAGGGTAAGTATGCTTTCAAGGGAAGCGATATCCACCGGAATTTCTCATTTGCAGGCTTCCAGAAGCGATTTGGTGGGGAGCGGGTAGATGTGGTCCGGAGGGTGAAGAGGAGCCGTGGATTGGGCCTGTAGTATTAAAGATATCTGAGTAATTAAGTGATCAAACCTCCCTCCAATTCGCTGTATCTACCTTGATCTGTTCAATAAGTTCCGTTCGATTTTTAGTTGGGTATCGCTTTGCATACTCAAATAGTACATGTCGAATTCTAGCAAAAATAAAAGGCAAAATACTATTTAATTTAGTTACTGCTGCCTCACAGCTAATTCCTTGATGCTGGATAAGGTTACGTTGTTCGTAGGTCTCGTTCATTATCTCTATATAAAAGCGATATTGCTCCCTTCTACTCTCCGACGACGCGAGGTTCGATTGATTCATCATTTTGGAAAATCCATATTGAAATAGGTCACTTTGGGTCAGTGGTCCATACTCCTTAAATTTATCCAGATCATTCAACATTGCCTGCTGTTGATCAATATCCAATCCAATTCTCTTGCAGTTAGTATTCATCGAATCAATAGTATTGCGGAGATAATGCAAATTCGACCAAAATTGAAATTCAGTTTCGTCAAGAACCAATATGGCCGCGGCAACTTCTGCTGGAACCAATGATGTAGATGGATTAGAAAGCACGAACTCTAAATACGCCCACAAATTAGATATGTTTTGGTCAATTTGTGCCTGAATATAATATTGTTCATGTTTAACGAATTCCCATCCGGAATGGCAAGTGTCATCTTTAAATCGATCAAAAGCGTTATCTTCTAATTGCAAGCGCTCGTTTTCATGAATTACAGCCTTGCCATTGATAAACCTAATATTCCACCCAAAATTTACCTTGTTTTCGGTATGTAAATAGCTCTCAATATCTACGTGAATACTTTTATCAAGCACGGCGCCAATATATCTTGTTGTATTGAGAATATTATTTTTTGCCAACTTGTATGCACCTTTTACGGTCGCACTTTTGACTTTTACTTCACCTATTGAAATTATTTTCCCTTCGAAAAAGTTCTTTATGTCTGGGTCTGTTAAGGTAGATAACCATTCTAACATCCCTTTAACATCAGGATGACTTTTGGGGTATATTTTGGTATTGTTATGTTCGTAAGCGGAATTGTCGGCTAATTCCAGCCCTGGAATTCTAAAGTAAATATATTGTTCAAGTACTGGCGCATGAGCAAAGTTTTTAATTGCGTCTAAAATTACTACAATATTCTTCGCATTAAAGAATCGCCTTTTTTCCTCCGAAGTATTTATGTGTGCAGGATAAGGAAACTTCCGGTAGTCATTTGTCATAATTTCTGAGAATAATTCCCGGGCTTCATTTCTACTACGGCGTCCAATTATTGTTTCTGCTACTAATATCTTAGTAAAGAAAGAAAGGCCTTCTTTAAGGGTTTCAAGAGATTCATTTGTTAAAAGATGCTCTTTAATGCGCTCTACAGTATGACTGATTAGGTTCGCTTCTAATTGTGTGTGCAGTGCTTTAGATAAGCTAGTGAATTCGCTCAGGTTATCACGTAAGAAGGTATAATTTCCGTCTGCTTGAATCCAACGTTCCCAAATGTGCATTAAGGGCTGAAATTCCGCGAATGAACTGGCATATATGTTACTATATACAGCTAAACGTTTCAAATGATTTTTAACAAACTTTACTCCTCTTTTATCCTTGTTGTTTTCAAGTTGAAAAATGAGTTTTGCACAAATGCTGGTTGGTGTGTCTAGATCATGATTATTAATTTTTCCAGCAAAGTGATTGCAGTACTGATAAAAATCGACAAAGAAATTCACCTTCCTTTCTTCAATTGGGAAGTTGCTAAAGGTTACAGAGTTGAGTCCATTGAACATTTTATTAATGGAAATTTATAAGTGTAATGCATTGCAAATATAATAGGTATCACGGTTGGGCTCAAAAATGGCTTTTGTTTCGAAATTTGTTCGCCTGCCGCGGGCTTGCGCCCTTTGGGCAAGGGCCAGTCGGCGTTGGTTCAGGTCATCGGTGTTAGATCGGCCCTTGCCCAAAGGGCGCGACTCGCCTATTTTTTGCCGGTGAGCGTGTTCATGTCAATCTCCAGCGCTTCCGCCAGCTTTACGAGGGTGGTCAGCGTCGGATTGGTTTCACCGGCTTCCAGCCTCCCCACTGAGCTATGGGAAATCTCCGCCTTATAGGCGAACTCGCGGGTGCTAAGTTTCTTTGCCGTCCGCAGTTTCTGCAGGCGCGCGCCAAACTCAATCAGGAATTTATCATCGGAAGTGGGCATAATTCCCGGAAATTCCGACACTTCCCAAAAAATAATGTACCCAAGCATGGGTACAGTGAATTATTTCACCTATATTGCATTAAGAATTAATAGCCGTCCACCTTATACAAGCGGGCGGGAAATCATTAATTTTGTTGCTTTCAAGTAATTGAGGCAATCGCTTTTGATTCTAGTCCAGGGTCTGGAAAACTAAGGATACTAGAGACAAGGGTGGTGCTCACGCTACGGCGTGGGTGCTCGCTTACGTCATCCGGTATTCCAGACCCTGGGGCGGCAAGTAGAGGCTCACGCTTTTTTTATTTCCTCCCCCGCCTGCCGCCTTCACCGTATAAAACAACCACTATGGCGAAGCAAGCGAAGTTCCGTTACAATCTTCCTAAAGTCGTTGCCGTCCTCAACCTGATCGGTGACATATTTCAAACCCGGATTTGCATTGAATGCGGATGGGAGGAAGATACCCTCGATTTCTACATGAAACATCCGGAGCTGATCTCCCGTACTGATAGGGCAAAGATTAACCAAATCCTGAAAGAGCATCTTTCCAACCTCGCGCAAAATCCTCCACAAATTCCCGCGCGGAAGCCTTTTCCCGTTCACCTTACCCGTTCCGTCAATTCAAAAACCAACCATAAACCCATTTATCATAGAACAGAACCAACCTGAAACACTGGAACTACACGCCCTGCAAACGTTCGGGCAAATCAAGCTATTGCATCCTTTAACCTTCGAGAGAGCGGCGGAAATCATTCAATCCGGCCTTACCATCAATATGGTAGAAGATTTCCTGATTGTAACTGAAATGGATATTACTGATTTGTGCTTTGTCCTGAATATTACCGGCGATGGCTTCCGGGAATGGAGGGACGCAAGGATTTTCCCGGTGGAGGCCAGTAATACGATTCTACAGTTGGCCAATATCTATGCGTTCGGATATGATCTATTCGGCCAAAGGAGAACGTTTAACGGTTGGATGAAGGAGTGCAATCAATCGCTGGGAGACATCCCTCCATTTTCGCTTCTATGCAACGCCCACGGATTGAAGGAAGTATTGTCCGTATTAAAGCGGATCGACCACTTTATGCTGTAGCGATTTTCTTTACATCGTATATATACTTTTCCATGGAGGGGGCAGTCTTGCCCCCTCAACTATTATTGAACAGATCCTGCCAATAGGATTTCTCCTCGTTGCTGCCAAATCTCCCTAATCTTACGCCCCGCTTCTTCAGGAGTGATCCGAATATACCTGTAGAAATCCCGTAGGCTCTTATGCCCGCTAATCCGCATAATCAATTCAACCGGTGTACCCGCCAAAAACTCATTCGTGCAGAAAGACCGGCGGCAGGTATGGGAAGTCACCCAGCCCCATTTCGGGCGAACAGTCGCTATATCCCTATTCCCTTTCTTGTGGGTGAACCGTACCGGCTCCACGATCCCCGCCAACTTCGCCACCTCCTTTATCAGCCGGTTAAACATCACATTACTGAAGACGGGAACGCCCTCCCGGAACCGTTCCAGAAAAATCTCTTCCGCCTGTTTCCGCAGAGGCACCACCACCCAATGATCCGACTTCTCCTGCTTTTTATGTAACATCCCTTTCCGAATGTCGCTACCCTTCAGGGAGGTGAAATCCGAGAACCGTAGCCCCGTTAGGCACCCCAAAACGAACAAATCCCGGCAGGGGGCCAGGTCTGGCCGGTCGGTCAAGTCCAGCCCGTAAATGTGCATGATCTCCACCGAGGTGAGATAAATAGCGTCTGCGTTCTCGTCCAGTATCTTGAAATCCGATAGGTCAATGGGAGGGATAATCTTCCGGCGCATCCGGTCGCGGAGGAACAGGCGGAGGTGTTTCACGGTTTTACCGATGGAAGCCAGCCGCAATCCCTTTGTAGGGATTTTCCGGCGGGGCTGGATGTATTCGTATGTCAGGAAGTCTACAAACCCCTCGTAAAAGGAATAGTCAAAGCTATCAAAGCTGATCGGGGATTCGCGGTAAGTCTCGTAGGCCAGTACATGCTCTTTCATGGTCTTGAATACGTTGATCGTGGCCGGAGACACCTTCCCGGTCTTGCATTGGATGTAATGCTCGATCTGGAAATAAATATCGAGGTTGATACCCGGGTTGGTTGTCGCTGCCAACTCCGCCGCTTCAAACAGACCGGAAGGATCAAAGTCCGGGCGGAAGGTCTGTTTCAGGAATGCGCCTACATTCGGAATCTTCTCTTTCACCGCATAAGAAATAATGTCCTCCACCATCCGCAGCAGGGAGGCCAGCCGTGCGCCCAGGTCAGCAGCCCCACCATACCGGGCAGGGAGATCAGGCATTACCCGGAGGAATTTACGGTTCCAGAATTTGGGAGGGATGGCGATTTCCGTATTCAGCAGCACTTTTTTGTTGTCCGCGCCGCAATACTGTAACTAATAATGTTTCATTTAATACGGTCGGCTTTATAAATAATGTAAGTGAAACTGATTATGAAAAGTTTATTAAGTTAAAAAAAGATAACCATTTGCAGTTATCTGAATATACAAACGTTTGGAAAGTTTTACTGTACTTAATAATATCTCATAGAATAAAGGAACAAGAAAGTGCTAAAGGCTTTTTTAAGTCTTCTGACAAATTCAATGCGATACAGAACGCAATCGACGAATACTATCTTAACGCTTTTTCTCCAGAAATTGTACATGCATTAAACTTTGTGGAAAAGACAAAATTCTCTGCCGAAGTGCTGCATAAGTATTTCAAATTGTTGGGTGAAAATCTAAAAGAAGGAAGTTTTACACATTCAAAATTTCAAACTAATCTACTATATATTCAGAATCATTTCGAAAAAGCAATTGCCAGCTTAACTTTAAATTCAAATTATACTTTTTTCATAGATGGGATAGATGTTAGACCTGATTCAGTTTCGTACGAGTATTACATAGAGTGTATTAAAGGACTCGCACAGGCTACGTGGTCAGTTAACAATGAATTTTTTCCATCTATTAAAGGGGAAGGACGATTAAAAGTAGTTCTTCTAATTCGCCCAGATATTTTTGCTAATCTTGGCTTGCAAAATCAAAACAATAAGATTAAGGACAACTCTATTCTACTTGATTGGAGAACTAATTACTCCGAATATAGAAATTCAAAACTTTTTATACTCGCAGATAGACTGCTTTTAGCCCAACAGGACGAAAATAGTAAGGTTGGCGATTGTTGGAATCACTATTTTCCTTATCAACCGTTTATTGCTAACAAGCGAGAGTCGTCCTTTATACAATTTCTAAGATATTCTCTCTATCGTCCAAGAGATATAGTCACAATGCTTGACTTTCTTAAGGATATACATGTTAGGAACCAAAAGAATGACCCAAGTACGTTCTCTCATCATGATTTTGATAATGGAGAGTTTCAAACACGATATTCGGATTACTTACTTGGAGAAATTAAAGATTATCTAGCGTTCTATTTCTCAGAAACTGACTATGAATCATTTAGGAAATTTTTTGACTTTTTGAAAGGGAAAAGTACATTTGGTTATATGGATTTTACAAGGGCTTATTGTGAGATGATGGAATATTTCGAAAAGACGAATATCAATAAACCTAAATTTTTTGATACTGCAGATACATTTTTACAGTTCCTTTTTGATTTGAATGTAATTTGCTACATTGAAGGCCAAGGAAGAAATACTTTTATCAGATGGTGCTTTAGAGAGCGCAACTATGCCAATCTATCCCCCAAGGTTAAAACTGGAGTAAAGTATGAAATACATTATGGCTTATTAAAAGCATTGAATTTCGGCAAAAGAAGTTTTGGGGGTAACAAAAATTCATTTCATGCTGGAGCATCAGTCAATAAATATAGATTCAAATAGATTACAATAAACTTCAGACTAGAAACTCAATCGTAATATTATTAATAAACATATGTTTTAAGTGCTCATGTCCGACATTTTATATTAAGATACTTTGACGTCAATCAAGCAAGTGTCAATCAAAACGGAACGACGTGAAAGGTAGAATTGATTGACATTTTACTTTCGCCATCCATAATGATATGCGGTAGTATTTTCTTCATTATATTGCTTATTATTGAATTTGTTGGTTTGTGTTTGTCATTGCTTTCCAATGATATGGAAGTACGAACTCATTCAATCAATAGGATTATTCAAATCCTTCACTGAATAGTATTTCAATCGGCCAATGATATACTGCTAATTGGGATGGGTACATTAGATCGGTTCTAGGTGAAGGTTGTAATTCATCGCGCCATTATTGGATGTTGGCATAAAAAAAGTTCGAAAAGCGTCCCTCCCAGCCCCGCACGATTTAGAAGAGCCCCCGTTAGGCGCGGGTATTTCTGTTTTTTAGTCTAGTATTTAATTGAATTCCTTTTTGTTTATCCGCTTGGTATACAGGTGTTTTGTAAGTACAAATTGAACATAAATTCCAAAGATGCACCCAACGGTCCAAATCATGCAAAAAATCAATTGTTGATAGTTTTCGTTAATCGAAAAGAGATTAAAGGTGTGGCGTATATTCAGTATCAGAAGCACGAAGTGAATACTACAACAGCCGAGCAAATAGTAAAAGTTGGAGTAGTACTTTTTTATTCCCAGGAACAACAATATTGTAATCCAACAAATTAAGAAATGGAGCATAAGGCCCATTGATTCTTTATTATTGAATACAAGTTTTCCATGTGAACCTAGCAATGCAAGAAGAAGAATATCAAGCGAATAAATGAAGACCAATAGTATGTATACTGTGCGAAAGATTAACTTCATAAATAACTATTTGATTGTAAGTTTACCCTTTAATAGGGCACCAAGAAATTGAGATTTTTGTTCTTTGTTCATGCCGGAAATATCGATTCGTGTTCCACTTCGAATATGGGAGAAATTCCCATTAAGTACTTCAACCACAATCAGTGCAGATTCCGTTATTAATGTGGCATCCCTAAGTGCCTTTTTACCGGCTGCTCCTTTACCCAAATCTTTATAGATACTGTGATGCTCCATTTTCGTACCATTATGCGGTTTCGAATCCTGCAAAGCGTGTAACCCGATACCAAATGCCTTCGCCTCTGCACTTCCAATGTTCCATTTGTCGGGAGTGCCGAATTTCGCGGCTTTGAAAATTTGTCCCCAGCCAAATTCCTGACCTCGTCTCGTTGCTTCTGCAGCGCCAATATTCTCATCATCGGCTTCCATGGAATGTCGTTGGCTTTCGGCAGCAGAGCCGGTGTTTTGTGAATTTTTCGTCACATCATCATCCCAAAATGGCCCCCTATTCCATCCCAGTTGTTGCATTCCGGGAGACTTAGGCTCAGGTATCCCATAACGCAAGGCTGCCATATCATTTAGGTTCATAAAGAAAGCACTTGGTCGATCCGCATAATATGATGAATAGTAGGCTTCACGGTCTGCCGCCCCGGCAGAATAACCAAATCGAAGCATTACATCGTAAGTAATTTTATAATGGAGTGAGATTATGAAATCGCCATTTACATCTTTTGAAGCAATTGGGTTATTGGCAACATAGTTGTAACCGCTCAAACTGAAATATTTCTCGGTATATCTGTCTATTGTAAAGAATTTGCCAATCTGCTGATCATACATCCTGGCACCATAATCATACCATTCCAAACCAGGCCCGGTAGTAAACTCCTTAGTCTGTAATTCTTTCCTGTTGTACTTGAAAGCATTTTCCTTTCCAATAGCTTGCTTGTCGCTCAATCCCGCCATGGCCAATCCAAACGGATAATAGTGCGTCTCCTCCAGCACAGGCGTCCCCGCCAAAGCCACAGTTACATTGTCAAAGAACACGTCCTGTTGCGTCTCGTTGCTGGTGTAGACATACAAGAAGCCCGATTGCTCCATAACCACATTGTCCGCGCCAAGAGTCTGAAGCTCATCGGGCTGAGCGGCTACTTGCTTTACGCCACTAGAGCCTTCCACTAAGTTAAATTGTTCGTCGAATAGTACAAAATTCAAATATGCTTTAGGCCTATCCGGATTGGCTGCGTCTTTGGATTCACGGTTCACGAGTCGCTGCCAGCCGTCATTTATGAAATCGGCGCCAAAAGGCGTTCCGTTCGCATTCTCTTCGGAACCATGCGGTTGGGATGCAGCGTTCCCCGGGTTACCGAAAGCCCGAATCAAAGCAGTTGCCATATCGGCTGCCGGTGCGCCAGGCTTTTGGTTTTGCTTGAATGCCTGCGTCTTATAGAATGCTCTCGCGGCCAGACGCACCGTATCCCCGGTCTTTACCTTCAATACCAGGCTGGGGCCAATGCGCCGGTCGGGGTCGTTGCCGTTTAGCTTAGCTACCGAAGTGTTTTGGTCTGTCTGCGGGTCGTCCGGGTATCCTACGGGCTTTTCCGTCCGGGAGGCATCGATGTTGCTGAACAGCGCATTTTCCACGGAAGCCTGTTCCGGTTCCATGCTGGCCATATATAGCTGTTGGGGCGGATTGGTTTCCGCCAGCACGATCCGGACGTTACCCAAATGATCTTTCATGAAATAGTCAAACGTGAAGCTTCCTCCAGTAATGGGACGGATGCGGCCTTCCTCGTGTGAAATCAGTTGCAGCACGTTGTTTTCATAAATCGTGGGGCCGAGATAGTCGGTCCGCGTGGTTTTGTTCGGGGTTACCGTCTGATCGAGCACCGTTTTTGCCAATTTGCGCCCGGTCGCGTCGTAAATAAAGCTGATCGTGCCCTTCCCAGTCATTGTAATAGCCTTTGGCAGGTTTAATAAGTTATACTGTATGGCAGTAATGTTCTTGTTAGCGTCTTTGGTGAGATTCCCGTTTTTGTCGTAAGCATAGTCGAAAGTCGATGTGGCATTTTGATCGCTGAAATCCCCTAATGTGGTGGCTGGGTCGTTTGATCCCTCTGCAACTTTATAGAGTTTATTAGTTGCAGAAAGCGCAGTAGAATCATAATAAGTATATGCGAGACTATCGATTCTGACATTCGTGGATGTGCCTTTAGCACCCCATTGTTGCATACGAAGTATGTTTCCGTTTGCATCGTAGGCTGTTGTGTAGTTGACGCCATCTCCCATCCAGGAATCGTAGTTATGGGCGGTTTCTCCCCAGGTGGTGGCTCCTGTGGATTGGGTAAAGTTGGCTTTCAGAAGTCTGTTGGCGGCATCGTACACATATCCGTAGGCATTGGGAGTTGTTGTTTTGGTACCTTTCCAGGTAACACCAGCGATGTTCCCGTTATATTCTTTGTTCGTGAACCCCGCATCGTAATGCAGTTCCTGCCCGAAATACCGGGTCTCCGTTCCTTTCACATAATTACGATTAATGCCTTTCAGCCAGCCCCGGATGTTATAGGTGTACGTCATGCTCTCGATCACGGTTCCGGCAACATTCTTAAACTCTTTTTTCTGCAATTGCCCTAACTGATCGTAGGTATTGGTAGCAATATCTCGGGTATGAGCGGCATTGTCGTTGAGCTTTTTGGTGACTTTCAACACGCGGCCCGCATGATCATAGCTGAAATTCGTCAGTAATCGCGTAACTCCTGCTGCGCCGGCGGCCGGGTTGTTGTAATATTCATAGGTACTGAGCAACTTTCCTGAAAAGTCATATAGGTTCGTGGTTACATCTAAGCCCGCATTTATGTTATCACTTAATATCTGCAGCGGACGGTTTTTGGCATCGTAATATGTGGTGGTAGTAAGATATTGAGCTGTTTCCAGTACCCTGATTTTCGTTCCGGTGACCAGGCCGCGGGTTTGCGTATTGACGGCAATGGTTTCTGGCCATGGGTTACTGCCGGCCTGTGGACTGGTATAATAAGCAGATTGCGCTGCCTTGGCACCGGCGTAAGTATAGTTGTCGTAGTACGTATACGTCAACGGGTCGAGGCTGGCAGGAAGGATGGTATTAGCTCCAGGCGACGTGCTTTGGTCGCCGATCAGTTCGCTGTGCGTGCGGGGGCTGGTATAGATACCGGTCATCGTCGGCCGGTTGAGATTGTCGTATAACGTGGCCAGCCATTTGCCGCCAACGGCACGCAGGTTTCCGTCTCTTGTGAGAACGAGCCGGTCCCGCTGATCATAGACCATTTCAACGGAATCCGCGCCCGGTACTTTTTTAAGGACCATTCGGTTACGGACATCGTATTCATACCTGAAACAAAGCGATTTGCTGGCGGCAGCGCTAAGTACCCAGCCGGCCGCGGCGAGGCCTTCTACCACCTTTGGGGGTAGCACGAAACGGAGGTTGCCCATCAGGTCATATATGTAATAAGTGCAAAGCCACCCGGTATGGTTGGCCCCGGGAGTTGCCGCAATTTGTACTTTTTTAAGAATGGTATGGCCTTCCTTATCCACATATGCCACCAGTTGCTTGCCGGCCTCGTCAGTTGTCACATTTTTGAGCAGTTCACCGGCGGCATAGGCGCCATTGGAGGTAACCACTGAGTAGGGGACATTGCCGGTCATTAAGGTACCCACCTGCCATTTGCGCACTTCATCCGTAGTTGCGTTTACGAGGTACTGCTGGGAAGTGCCTCTAGCCGATCCCGCCCAGTTATTGCCGGCCGGCATGGATTTCAGTACCCGGTTGAGCGGGGAGGATTCGAATTGCGTTTCGGCGTAATAGATTTCTTCTTTGGTATTGTTGGCTGTAGTAAGCTGGCCATCATAGAATACTTTTTGTTCGGCAAAAGGGGCGAGCTTTAATATACCATCCCCGCTCGTGCTGACGTACGGCAGGTAGTTAAATGGAGTACGGCCATAGGCGTCGTATTCAACGGGTGTTACGAGATCTTTTTTCGTTACAGGGGAAGCGCCTTTTACGACGGTTTGTAACGGACGTCCCAATCCATCGAAATATGCGGTGGACATAGGAGCGTTTCCCGCGTCAGTTGCGGCCGTTATGGCGGTAGGGTCTGTCAGCGGTTGATTGGGCGACCAGGTCCGAACGTAGTTCACCTTTGCTCCGGCAGGCATGGCGATAGGTACGGCTCGTGCTGTTTTGGTGGCGGGAACACTATTATCCGGTTGTTGGGCAAAGGAAGCGCCGGTATAAGCGAGGGCGGCAAAAATGGATGCGAGTACGAGAATTCGTTTCATCAAAATGCGGTTAGGGTATTAATTTTGAACAGGATTACAGTCAGCAGGAAAGGGGGCAAAACTTGAGGCGGTTCACTGCAAACGGGGTAATCGATTAAACTGCGATTCTAATTTCCATATTAAAATAAGTAATTTCTTAACACTGGCAAACAACCATTTGCGTTACTTTGAAATTAACATGAATTTAACAAAATAGGGGTTTAGAACTTACACCCATATCGTTACTTTCACGTAAACCCCTACCTTATGAATAGAAGGAATTTTCTTCATATGTTGTTGCCCACTCCTGTTTGTAACCAGTGCTACTGCTGCATTTTCGCGAGATTTGGCTCCAATTATTCAAGAGTTGTAATTAATGAAATCACCCTCTCCAACAGGAATGAACTTCATATAGCTGTCACTACTACTGAACTTTCCTCAGGGGCTTAGAATGTAATATTTACGCTACTTCCTCAATGAGTTGACTGAAATTTCCCAAAAAGAAACTTACCTCGTCACGTTCGTAGCACCAGCCCTAAAAATGAACAATGATAATAGTTAACGCCATGTTTAGAAAAGTACTTACTTGTTTGGCAATCATTTGGGCGAATCTTTCGTTAGCCCAGGAAAAGACAATTATTCCTCCAGCGCCCAATGCTGCTAACCTGGTATTTAATACCGAAACGCAGATGGGTTTGTATACAGGTACGCCACAAATTTCTGTTCCTATTTGGACAGTGAATGCTGGTGTAATGCAAGTTCCCATTACACTTAGTTATACCTCCGGTGGGGTCAAGGTAGCCGATATGGCATCGTGGTGTGGGTTGGGATGGAATCTCAATGCCGGCGGCGTTATAACGCGGTCGGTAGTGGGGATGCCGGATGAAACACCGACATTTGGTTATATAGATTACACCATACCTCCGTCAACGCCCTATAATCCAGACTTTATTAGCATGGCGGAAGGAACAATTGATTCTCAGCAAGATTTATTTTTCTATAGCCTTCCCGGTGGCTCAGGCAGATTTGTGTTTGACGCAGCCGGAACTCCCAAGTCAATTCCGAAAAGCAATTATAAGATTACGAAGGGGAATATTGCCATTTTTCAGTTTTCAGACGGCAACGCTTCTTGCATTTCGGATTGGCAGATCATTGATGATAAAGGCATCATCTACCGCTTTAAGGACTATGAAAAAACGTTATCAGCTTCCAGGAATAACGAGCTGACCGGAAGCGGGTTTACTACTAACGGACGAAGCATCAATAGTTGGTACTTGACAGAAATGGAATCCCCCACCGGAGAAAGGATTGTGTTTAACTATACATCTGTTGATCTGGCTTATGATCTTGCACCAACAAAGACTAGTATTTTACAGCTAGAGGGCCAAGATGACAATTATCCATCTTCTACATCCGTACCAAGACAATATGTTAATACAAAAAGACTGTCATCCATTGACTTTCCGGAAGGGAAGATCAGGTTCATCCCAACAACACTGGGACGTGCGGATCTTGTGGGTGATAATGCGCTCGATAAAATTATTGTCGAAGACAAACAGGGCAATATTAAAAGACAATTTAAACTGGATTATAAGTATTTAGTTGGGAACAGTCTAGTAGATTACACAAGCATCAACCCTGCTGGTACCAATAATTTTTTCGTTTCTTCAACTATTACTCCTAACGTATCATTTAGCCGGCGGTTAATGTTAATGAAATCGACAGAACAAGACGCAAACGGGGTTGCGTTAAACAATGGCCAGCGTTTTGATTATCATACAGAGTATGGGTTACCGCACAGGGCTTCTCCATTAGTAGATCATTGGGGATATTCGAATAAAGCGGATAACCCCTCGGCAGAGCTTCCTTTTGTATTGATAGAGCCCTCTCAAACCGGTAGCCCTAACCCTGTGGTATACGTGGGAGGTAAGAGCCCTGATTTCCTGTATGCCAAACAAGGAAGCTTGTACAAAGTAAACCATGCTTCAGGAGGTTTTACGGAGTACGAATTTGAATCAAATGATGCAGCTCCAAGTCCTAACATTCCTCCAAAAGTTACCAAAACCAACGAAATCTATTCCATCTCCCTTAGCCACTATAAGTACAATGTAGATGGATGGTATGAGGGCTTGAATTACGAAATACGGCCGGACGGAAATGGCAATATGGTTAGGAACTACTATATTGAGTTTGCTGTGTACCATGGAAGTACGGGAACGGCACAGGTACTGCTAACAGATATTCCTTACTACCCAGCAAGCGGTTTGAATTTCTACATAATGAATGTTTCTACCGGCAGCGTTATTTGGAGAGGATATAACGACGGAACTTATAATGTCACCCTTCAGCCTGGGGCTTATCGCCTTTACCATTGTCCTTCCTATGCTTTATTAAACAGTCCGCAGAATCCCGATCATCAAAAATTACATAGTGCCACATTATCTGGCTTCTATACTATAACGAGCGAACAGGGTTCACAAGGGCAACCTCCAAAAGTAGGGGGTATAAGGGTAAGGAAAAGTAAACAGTATGATTCGGTTTCCCAAAAAACATTATACAAAGAATATAAGTATGAACAGGATGGGAGTTCTGGGCAATTGCTGGCTGCACCAATATATCAGTTTGAGTTTACTGTCGAAGCAAGAACAGGGTCGCTTGATAGACATTTAGGCATTTCATACAACTCTGTTAATCCATTAAGTACTACTCACAACTCATTTGTAGGATACCGGTATGTTGAAGAAAAGGCTGTGTCTGAAGCCGGGGTTCCTTTAGGAAAAACATCATACTCGTATTTGGGACCTTTGGAATCGCCGGACGTGCTTTACAAAGGTAATGCTAGCGCAGATGGATTTACTTTCTATGAAGCCCCGAATCCTCCGGCCGATCGCAGAGACTGGTTGCGCGGCTTTTTAACGCAGCAAATGGATTACAAGTATGATAATGTAACGCAGATATATACCCAGGTTCGTAAAGTTGAAAATACTTACAAAAAGACCCTCGAACCAGTCAGCAATGGCTTGCAAGTGAATATAACCAACCGGAATCTCGTGAATGGCCAGCATTTGGTTTCGTTTACATATTATAGCCATCATTCAGGTACTATTTTCCTTGAGAAAACTGAAGAGACGCTTTATCAAGGAAATGGAGAGCAAAAAACTACCACTACGATAGAAAATAGCGGCAAGAGTTATTTACCGGTCAGTAAATCTATTGCTCAAAGCGATGGCTCCGTATCAAAGGAATATTACACATATCCCAAGGAATATCTGACTGGAAATGCCGCTATCGACAATCTGATAAGCAAGAATATCGTATCGGTGCCTTTAGAAACGGTGAAATTGAAGGAATACCCAACAGGGACCTTTTCAATTACCGAAGGTAGTCTTACGAACTATTATCCTGCCGGATGGGGGAATATTCAATCCGTTAGTGTATTGGAAACTAACATACCTATTCCGGTTTCAGCATTCAAGTTTTCTAACGCGCCCGCTGGACAATTACCTACAGCCCTGAATGCTGCCGTATTTGCCGCAGATACCCGTTACAAAACCCGCATATTATTTAATAGCTACGACCCAGATGGGAATCCAACAGAAAAACAAAAGGTGAACGATGTTAAGGAAGTATACTTATGGGGGTACAACGGCGTTTACCCGGTTGCCAAAGTAGTAGGAAGCGATGTTGCTACAGTGTCCGCCCTGATCAATCAAACCATGCTGGATAATGCACATACCTATTCGGATGCGCAGATCCGGACCGAGTTAAATAAGATTCGTACCGGGCTCGCCAGTAACAGCCAAGTAAGCGTGTCGACCTATACTTATGCGCCATTAATAGGGATGACGAGCCAGACAGACGCCAACAATGTTACCACTTACTACGAATATGATACCTTTGGAAGATTGATTTTGGTGCGTGATCAAAACAGTAAGATCCTTAAGAAGTTTGAATATCGTTATGCCGGACAGTGAGGAATATTGCTCTTTTGTTGCCAGCTAAAGGTTCGATAATTGTCCCTCCCAGCCCGCACGATTTAGAAGAGACCCGCGCTTGGCGCGGGTTTTCTGTTTTTAGTCGAGTATTAAGTCGAGTTCTCTTTTTTCAATGAACTTTATGGAGGTTAATGTTCTATAATTGGGGGGTACTCGAATATCCTGCATTATTAAAGAATCCGAATGTACAGGCATAATTTTCACTTTTAAAATCCAGTACAAATGTTAACGCCGGAGAAAATAGAAATATTTAAAAAATACAAAGGCTATTATGATGGCTACTACATACAGAATAAGGGAAAAGAAGAAGTAATTTCTAGTGATGACTGGTTCTTGCTTAGTAACCTAATGCAAGATATTTGCTTGATTCGAAAGGGTTTAGCTTCAAAATCTTTTGAAAAGAAAGTAATGGATGAACTGATTAAATATTGTATTAATAAAACCACGTATGATTTGGTTTTTCAATTAGAAAGATATATAAATGATCAAGGCTCCGAATAAAGTGTCACCAAAAGTTAGATGAGTTATGATTAAGATAACTACGTTTGGTCCGCAGAAGGGATCGGAAAAGGTGGTGTACCTATACAGGACTTGCGCATTTTAGCTTTAGTCAATCTGGCCTGCAAAGTTCGATAATCGTCCCTCCCAGCCCGCACAATTTAGAAGAGACCCGCGCTAGGCACGGGTTTTCTGTTTTTAGTCGAGTATTTAGTCGAGTTCCCTTTTGTTTTCAATGATCTTTACGGAGGTTAACATCTTTAATTTACACAAATGATATCTCTATTCCTTCGATGACGAAAATAAAAACACATTGCAAAGTCATCCTCACTTTTAGCGTTGTTGATATTTAATAAAATTAACCTATATTGTGACGCATAAAGTTTTGACCACGTATTGAAATTCCATCCCATCAACCCCTAAATTAAATACTACCCTCGATGGATGAATTAGTCAAAGAAATTGACAGTTGGATCGATCAAATTCCAAGTGTTGCATCTGATGTTGAGTACTGGCTTATTAGAACACAATCAGGCAAGTATTACGATTCTTTTAAAGAGCATAATTTCATAGCGATAGAACACGAGGAAATTTCACTCGGGTTACTTCATACGTTGAAAACAATCCACGGTGAAGATACTACTTCGTTTTTTGAAGCCCTAAAAGCAAAGGTAATTGAGTTATATCCAGATGATAGGTCTCCCGGACTAACTACTAACCAAATAATTAGGTTCGTTTACAAATTGAAAACAAATGATGTAATTATCATTCCGTCGGAAAATTCGAAGTACCTCACATTTGGAGTGGTGACATCAAATACAATTCCGGAGTTGTCTGAACACCAACTTAATATTACGGGATGCCCGTATAGAAAGAGAAAAAAAGTAAAGTGGAATAAAACTATCAAACGAAGTGATTTAGATCCTTATCTCTTTAAGATGCTACAGTCTCATCAGGCAATTAGCAACATTAATAACTACGCGGAATTAATACAACGAAACCTCAGGGACTTTTATCTATTAAATGATGAGATAAATCTGGTGTTGGATGTAAATCCAATGATGAAATCCAAGCAACAGATTTATTTGGATTTGGTCATAGTCTTTTAACTCTAGTTGATAAATACGCAAAGGCAAATGACATTCTTGTTGATTTATCGTCCGTCCAGGTTAAAACATACTTAAATTCGCCGGGGAAAGTTAACTTAAAGTCTTATTGTAAACGAACACTGACTATCTCTGCAGTACTTCTTTTTTTGTGTGGGGGCGGTTATGAGAATGGGACGGTTAAGCTTAAAACTGATGGACTTCCGGGCCTAATAAAGAGCATTTCCGATTTTTTGAACGAGCAGCATGATCGGGAAAAGCAAGACTTAGTTTTGAAGAAAACAATGGATTCACTAGAGATTTCAGATTCAAAGGATTTTATTAATGTTATGAAACAAGTTTCTACGAATAAAGATTTGCCTAAGTGATATTTTTTTAGTAAATTTTATTTATGAAAGATTTGCTCAATTCCATATCGGTATTAGCAACCTTCGTAACCACTACTATGGTATGCTATTATTTGTTCTTGCTTACGGCTGGACAAATCAAATCAATACCGAAATCATTTAAACTTTATAAAACGATAGAAACCAAATATCTGTTTTTAGCCATTTCATTTATTATAGTTTTCTTTTTAGTATACTTAAGGTTTTTGAATTTTTATAAACCGTGGTAATAAAATAATATCATTATTTTATTCGGCTAGTATTGTACCGGCCCAAAACTGATACCGTAAAAGACGCGATTCAATACAGCTCGGTTTATACAACGTACATGGAGCTTGCCATCTTTAATAGGTCTTCCAAATATTGCCATATTTTGAATTATGTGGCCTTGAGCTCTATCTTTAAATTCACCGAGCTTTCTTGTTGAAATTCCCAAAACAGTTTCAAAGGGCATTGCTCCCGTCCTTACTAAACTGAAATAAGAGGGGTAAATAATTCCGTCATAGCCTGCAGATTTTGCAACTTTGGCAATATCTCTTGATATTTTATAGGAATGTTTGGCTGCTAAAAACAGAAAATGAATAGCTAAATCTAGGCTTTCAAATTCTGTTCCATCTTCGGATAGTATTTCGGTCAGATCAAGAAAACATAAGTCCTTAGAGGCCTCAATTGTAGCCATGTATATTTCAACTTCTACTGAAACTCTACATTCATGAATACATACCTCGGCATCTTGAGAGCCGTACAAAACGGGAAAGTTAGCAGAATCTAATCGACCATGGCCCAAGAATCTATCTGGTGGAGAATCATACTGTTCTGGTTGATGAGGGTCTTGAGGATTCACTCGGATTCTATAAAATGATTCGCCGCATGTAAACTTCCTGGAAGGATAGCTAGATATTATTTTATCAATTGATGACTTCCTTTTTGTAGGTTTTATTAATTCTTTAAGAGTGTCTTTAAAAAGTTCAAGTTTAATCTTTATCTTTTTTTCCTTTAACTATTTTCCAAATAGTTGTCGAAACTTTAGGCTTTTCAACCTCATCAAATTCAATTTTTCTTTCCATTACATTATTGGGTTTGGTGGTAGGGCTAATAAGCATACTTTCAACCTCATTCATTCTTACCCACTTCCTGAATTTTCGCTGTAATTCTAGGATTTCAGCTAACTCATAGTCAGAAGTCTCGACATCAAAGAGATTTACATAGACTGTCTCGTCACATAGCAAATCAATATGTATAGCATCCGGAAAACTCAGCAGCAACTTTCTATCAAAGTAAGGTTGACTTAACGGCCCAAACCACATCTCCGGCGCTGCCATAAGATCCATTGATAATACAATTGCTTCGTGACCAGGGTTTTCTGTTATATCAATCATGGGTCCATATACCTGAGCCAATTGGGAAGTTTGTTCTAACTTAAGATGCTGGTAAGGTCTGCCATGGGCAATGTAGTTCTTAATGAATTTCTCATTCTGCCATTTAATTTTAGAACTGTCAGTTACAAATGCAAAGGTAAATGGCACTTGGAAGACATCTAGTAATGATTGAGCGTTAGGTTTTACATCCTCAGGATATCGGAATGTAAGAATCTTCACTTTATTACTTTTATCCCAATTAAATGAAAAAGAATGTGTGGTTGATACTTCTTCAAACGGATCAATTCCCTCTCCTTCTTCCAACCAAAACTTATTTTCATCGACACTATTCATTGTTTCTATATATTCGTCGATTTTTTTCTTGTTAAATCGTGTATATGAAGGAGCGAATAAAGGACTGAGCATTCTAACTGGTTGAAATGGCAGGTGCTTAAGCACCAACTTAAGCACTTCACCACTTTGCGGCAGTTGCTCTTCTGGAAATGATATCGTAAAGCGTAAACTCATAGTTTAAAAACTATAGATGGTCAATTATTACATGTATTCCTAACTTTTCAGCCAGACTTTCAACCTGTTTGACGTTAATTGGTAAGTGTCCTGGCGGGAACACCAAATGTAGCACTTTCGTTTCATAAGGTAAAGCTGCCATTTCCTGAATGTTTTTCGCAATGCTCAACTTTGCTGCTGCCGAAGTTTTCATGCTAACAACCATGTTTATTTCAGGACTTAAAAAGTCAAAAGTCTTGTTGTTTTTTGGGAGTGGAATGTAACCCTTTGAAGGCAGATAAACAGTGCGGGTATACAGATTTTCTATCTCTAAACCTGATTGCTTGCTTAGGGCCTAATGGCCAGTAAGGATGGTTTTGCAAACGAGCCATGTTTTCGTTGTAAGTGAATGACTTATAAATGCTTGGGATGGGCTGTTATTCTTCCATTATAAGGCTTCCATCAAGAAAACTTCGACCCGCCCCCATAGCAATAAAACCGTTGGCTGTACCTTGTATCAAGCCTCCAGTCAATAACGACATACTTGCTGATTGACCGCCCTGCATTAATGCATCACCAAAATCCATATCATGGAAAGCTATTGCATTACCGGTAGTTTCGATTAAAGATCCCATTCCAGATCCAATCCCTCCGGCAACGAATCCCTGTGTAAATCCACCTGCGCCAGATATTGCAGATGAAGCCGCCGTTGAACTTACTGCGCCGCTCCAAAAACCAGTACCCATCATTGCTCCAGACACCGCCCCTGCAGTCATAGTTGTTACCGCGCCGGCAGCAAACCCAATCCCAAAAGCAACAGCAAAATCACCCGGCCCCTTAATGTTGCCGTTGATGGCTTGCATTACTACGTTAATGCCACCGCCAATAAGTCCGCCAATTATTATATGCCAAACTTTACCGTCAGGATCCCGTCCAACAATCCAATGGTTGCCCATTCTGGTATAACCACTAAAGAACTGCCATGCTGGATCTACGCTTATGAATCGGCCTGTTTGCGGATCATAAAATCTTGCTTCAAAGTTATACAACGTAACATCAAGTTCCTCATCCAGCTCCTTTCCTTGATAGAGTTTTTCATTTGGCGCTCGCAGCATCTGCCTGCTACTCAGCGAGGCAATTTCTAATCCCGTAGGGTAAAGGGTGCTTTCTTGAAGTAACGGCCCCGCTTGGAGCACTACTGCACGTCATCGAACCATACATCTGTTTGCGTTTCGTTACTTGTATAAACATATAGATAGCCACTTTTTTCGATGTCCATATGCCCGATATATTCCGATAGTTGATCAGCGGGACCATTTATGCGCTTAACTGCTCCATTAACAAAATTCAAATTTTCATCAAAAAGTACATAGTTTAAATATGCTTTGGGCGCAGCGGACGCTGTATTGTTGTTATTCTGATTATCTGAAATGAATTTAGATAAATCAGTGGCGTTAAGGATAGTATTATTGTTTGTAATTAGATTCCCCTTACCAATGTTGATAATATTTGTACTTCCTCCTAAATATGCATAAAGGAGACTGTTCAGAATTTCCTGAACCGGAGCCTGCCCTTGAGGCATAGGACCCGCCTTGTAGTAAGCTTTAGTTTTCAGATCGACGACGTCCCCTGCCATAACTTTTAAAACCAGCGACGCCCCAATCTTTTTATTTGGATCACTGGCATTTAATTTTGACCAGAATTTGTTTGTAGTTGAGTTATACCAAGGAAGATTGGTCGGAACCACCTCTTTGGTAGATTCAATAGTACCGGCTCACCGGCGTGCAGCGCTATCTCGAAAACCTGGTGGAGAATTTCCCCGGCACGAAAGACAAACATATTTGCATCATTAATTTTGACGCACCGGGATATGCGGAGGTGACGGTCCGCCAGCACCAGCGCATCACCTATTATTTCATCCCGGAGCAGCGGGCGGCGAAATACAGCGATGCCTACTGGCGAATGCTGGCGCCAGTTTGCCGGGAAATCTTACTGCAGCTGGGGCCGACGATGCTGCATATCAACCATTACGCGTTCCTGGAGTTCGGTCTGCAACTGAAAAAGGCGATGGGTTGCAAGGTGCTGTATACGTACCATTTCTTCAACTGGTTTGGCTATTTTCGGGGGAATTACGCACTTTTTCAGGCGTTGCAGGCGCGGAAGTATTCCAGAGAGGAACTGTCTGCTATGGAAATCTTCAAAAAATGCGGGGCGCTTTATCGGGAGCTGGACGGCCTCATTTCGATCTGCAACCACGGCCGGCAAGACCTCGCGCATACATACGGTGTTGATGGTCGGCAGATCCGGACCATTTACAACGGGCTCAGGTTCGATCCCGGGCCGGCAAGACACAACCGGAAAAAGCTGTTCCGGCAAAAACTGGGATTGCCACCGGGCGACCGTATCGTATTATATTCAGGAAGGATCAATGAAGACAAGGGGATTATGCACCTGATCGACGCTATACGGACCGCCTACCAGCAAATGGGTAACGTGCGGCTGGTAGTGGCCGGTTTCGACAGGCTGGGCATATTGGACAGTTACCTTTCCGAGCCGTGGATGACCTATATCGGCGAACAGAAGAAACCTGGCCTGTTCGATTGGTACCAGGCGGCCGATGTGGGCGTTATCCCGTCTTTGTACGACCAGTGCAATTTCGTGGCGATAGAAATGATGATGTACCGGTTGCCGATCGTGGCTTCCGGCATCCCCGGGCTTCGGGAGGCGTTTCACAATAAGAGGACGGGTCTGCTCGTTAATATAGACTTTCATGAAAACAATTACGAACTCGACCCATCGAAACTGGCGGCTGCCATCATCCGTCTGCTTACCGACCCGAAGCTCGCCGGCAGGATGGCACGTAACGCCTACCGGGAATACAGAAAGCGATTTACCGGAAAGCGGATGGCAGCGGAAACCCTTCGACTGTACGATCAATTAATGTCAAAACCCGGTACATGCGTTTTACCCTCCTCATAGCTTTGGCGATCCCGGCCTGCATTTCCGCATCTGGTCAGAACCTGGTCGTCAACGGCAATTTAGAATCCGTCAATATCTGCGAGGTTCAATCTCCGTGCGCGCCAGCCGGCTGGTATACTTCCTTCGATATCGACTGGGCTTATCAACGTATAAAACATTTGAGCCGGGGCAACGGCGCGCATTGCATTTTCCTGTATGCCGGACCAGATAAGTTCGTTTACTGGCAGAGCGAGCTGATCTTCCCGCTCGAAGCCGGCCAGACCTACACGCTCGAATATTACGTCGGCCTCAGCGACGCCGGGTCTTCCGTAAACGACATCTCTTTCGCCTTCGCCGGTCAGCGGGAACATATGCTGGGCACCGGCCCGCGGACGCTCCGGCCGCCAGCCGCCGCGAAGATGACCGTGGGCAGGCGGGAGAAAGGTGGGTGGACGAAAATATCTGTCCGCTTCGAAGCCGCCGGCAACGAGCGCTGGCTCATACTGGGGGCGCCTGGTAAGGGGGAGGCGGCTCCCGTAGCGTCTAACCCCATCTTTGCGGTAGACGATGTATCGCTCACGCCTGCCGGCAAAATCAGGCTGACGCCCGAAGAATTGCAGACGAGGGCGCGTGCGCTCACATCGAACCGGTTGCGGCACGAGTTGCGGCCGCGGAAAAATGCTCCTGCAGACACGCCCGTCATAGCCGCCGCACCGCCGCCAGATACGATCCGCATCCCCGACATTTACTTCTCCACAGACAGCTTCCGGATCGAAAAGCCCGGCGACTTCCAGGTGTTGCGGGAAACGGCGGCGCGTATCGTCGCAAAAGGGTACAAGGCCGTGATCGTAAACGGTTACGCGGACATTACAGGCTCTCAACAGCACAACCTCGTTCTGTCCGGCAAAAGGGCCGCATCCATCCGGGAATACCTCATACAGTGCGGCATCGATCAGCAGAAGATCTCCGCCGCAGCCATGGGCGCCGACACGGCTGCCGCCGCGGAACTGAGCAAAGGCAGGCGGGTCGATATCGTGGTGGTGCCCTTGGCAGACGGTGATTAACGCCTCTGGCCGGAACATTTTACGCCTACATCCGGAATCTTCTCTTTCACCGCATAAGAAATAATGTCCTCCTCCATTCGCAGCATAGAGGTCAGCCGTCCGCCCAATTCAGCGGCTCTGCCATACCGGGCCGGTAGATCGGGCATTACCCGGAGGAATTTCCGGTTCTAGCATATGGGAGGGATGGCGATTTTCGTATTCAGCAGCAACTTTTTGTTGTCGGCGCCACAATACTGGACGAAGACCAGCCCCGTGCCATCCCGACGTACCTTGTTCTTTGGGCAAATCGGTTTGATTGGTAACAACATAGTTTAGTCGATTTTTTAGTCGAGTTCAATGTTGTCAACCTCAATAGAGGTACTACGTAAGAAATGAGATCGGTGTTGTAGAATGTTGAAAATCAACACTGTTAAAATGGCTTATGTAAGCCCGTGCATACTTCGATTTAATACCCGTGGGTTCGTCCAGTCCGCAAAAGGTAAAAAAGTGTCGTTTTTAACCACTTTTTACTTCTTTCTTAATAGCTCTCTTTATCAATAATTTAGCTCTTGTTAGATAGGTATTGCTCCTGTGAAAAACCGACTACCCTCATAAAATTCTGCCTGAAGTGATGGACCTATCGCACTCGATTATGACGCGAGAAAACAGGCCCCGTGAATTTTCTACGTATAAGTTTCGGAATTTGGAAGAATATTATGCCCATATGGATAAGCTAGGGCTGGGCAGCAAATTCACCACCATCAAATTGCTGATATCAACCACACCTCCAGACTGCTTCGAAATGAAAGTAGAAGGTGTGTTTATGTCCCAGGCTTGCTAGGAAGGTTATGAGCGTTCAGGACTGATCGGCCTAGAGAAAAATAAACGAGAAATCGAATGGGTAGAATAGCTCGCAGCATGATAAACGTGATTTTAGATTAAAGAGACCGCCACAATCTGGTCTCCTTGACTATCTGAAGGATGGAAATGTATAAACGATTGATACAGAAGTATATGGTCTATTCTTTTATTTGAATTCAAACTCAAAAGTTCGATAATCGTCCCTCCCAGCCCGCACGATTTAGAAGAGACCCGCGCTTGTCGCGGGTTTTCTGTTTGTAGTCGGGTATTTAGTCAAGCTTATCCTCCTTTTAATCGATCCTTTCTAAAGATGATTCCAAATTCGTTTAAAAAAGGCCATTGAATGACGTCCGGGCCGTGCCTTTTGCTTTCCGGACCTACAAGAAAAAAGGTGCCAAAACTGGCACCTACCACATCATATCCCTATTGTCACAGCTCCATTAAATTAAAAGCATTCGGGCAAGGCCAATAAATTATCGTTCCATTTACCGTCTGCGTAAGTTCTCAGATATTTCCCGTTGGGGCCTTCCACCACGCCAACCTCTCCCCTGTTCCCGCGCACCAGCGTATAAAAGGAGTGCGTACCGTCTTTGATATGCGCTATCGCATCTTCCCTTTTCAGCTTCCATGAATGACCGCCAACATGCGTGATGCCATCATAGGGGTTGTCGCGCGGCGTTTTGTTAATGCAGGTAATCTGAAGATCAGCCATAAATTGAATTTTTAGTAGTTATGATGAAATGATTGTACATGCCTTCCATTTGAACTATCCGTTCGTCGCCATCTGTACGCGGTCCATATCGTACCACTCTACCGTTTTATGCAACGCTTCCCCGAACATGAAAATATCGTCTACCGTAACGATCTCGGTCTTCGTTTCCTTCTTCTGTTCGTCGAATGTGCCGATATACTTTCGGGAGCCATGCAAATACAGTCGGCAGATCGTTTTTCGGTTGTTATCGTCCAGCAGAATGGCAAAATAGGATTGCGCATCGCGGTGCGCTACTCTTGACGGACTAATACGCTGCCGAAGGATGGTCTTTACGATCATGTACGCTTCAAGCTCATCGTCGGTCGTTTCAATCAAAGCACCTTTCTCCCCGGCGATATCCGTCGTTTCCTTATCCGGAACTGTCTGATCCGGCCCATTTTCCTTCTTCAGGGCAGAGGTGAGCCTTTCGGTGATCAGGTCGTTGATAAATTGTTGGATCGACCTCCTGGTGAGCCCGCCGAGTTGCTCGACAACTTTGGAAGTCAACATTCCCCGATAAATCTGCTTCGCAAATAATTTGACAAGTCCCTCTGATGGGTTCTGGAACTCTCCGGCCAGCAGGATCTTCAATTCATTCATGTACTTCAGGTCGCTGGCCGTTGTCTGAATACTTTCGATGTTGAAATACGACTTGTGGAATTTCTTCAGTTCTTCGACCTGATTGTCTTTGATGTCCGTCACATTGAACTCGAAGAATGGCTTTTCATCCATTTTGTTTGGTTCAACGAGGTCAGTATAAAACCGGTATACGATCCCGTTCGACAATAGCCCGAACTTGGCCTTCGTTGTATGGAAGTATCGGAAAAGCTGGGAATTATGCGGATCCAGGTTCTCGCCCCAATGCTTGCATTCGATGAGAATGGAAGGCTGGCCTTCTTTCAGGATAGCATAGTCTACCTTTTCTCCTTTCTTTATCCCAATATCCGCGATAAACTCCGGCATCACTTCGAAGGGATCGAATACATCATAACCCAACACCTTGATAAAAGGCATGATGAAAGCGTTTTTCGTGGCTTCCTCTGTTTGAATCTGGGATTTCAGCTTTTCGACCTTATCTCCGAAAAGCTTGATTTCATCTTTAAAATCCATGGAATACTTTAATTATAGGTGTGTAATAAATCAGGCCGCTACTCAAACCCCTTTCCCAAGGCATCTAGCCTCCGCATCTGGATGTTCATATGATGCAGCACGGCTTTTTCATAATCGTTGGACTTATCCCCCATTTTACTGAACAACACCAGCATCTCGATAAACAGGAAAAAAAGGATCCATAGGAACCAAAAACCCAAGGCCACATAGGAAGCCGAAAGCATCCGCGCCATGATTGTCAGTTCATCCAGGAAACCGGTACTTTCCCTCATCTCCCTTTCCAATGCGGGCTTCATATGCAGCAGCTCGTTTTCCTTCAGGGACCGTTGCTGGCGTATAGAACCGATCGTGGAATCCAGCGCACGCGTGAGTTCGATCTTGGGGTTCGGCACCAATGTCGTCGAAACGCTACCTTCGTTTACCCTCGTTAGAATCGTAGTATCTTTTCCGGATAAAGTAACAGTATGCACGGGCACGGTCCTCACCGCCGAACTGGATGATGTAACGGATATGGTGGGGCGCTTGGTGATTTCTTCTACATAACTTTCCCTTTCTATTTCCTTCCGGGCGATCACCGTGTCAATGGCTGCGATCTGTCTCCTCAATTCACCTGTCCTCGAAGGCAAAATTTTATCCACCTTCTCGGAAACGTAGGAGATTTTCTCTATCTCGATATCCTTCTCGAACAGTATCTGGTCGATGATTACAGCGCCAAGGATAGACATCATGAATGCCAGGCACCCCCTGAAAAATAGCAGCAATCGATTGGGATTGATGGATAATACGATTTGCTTCTCCACTTGTACAATGATCACCATCGACAGTAAACCTGCCAGTAAACAGCCTGGCAGCCCCAGCGACAAATAACGGTGCGCAAAAGTAAACCCGATAAAAAACCAGAGGATACAAACGATCAGCATCGCCGCCGTATACTTTTTCACAGACTTAAAAGCCCCTTCGCTGCAGTTCCTGAGAATGCCGTAGTTGTACCCGGTCATGAAGCAGCCGAAGCGAATCCATATATGTCTCATAACGCTTGATTTAAAAGTTCTTATTCAGGATCATATGGCTTGAAATAGCGGCCAGTCCATTTCGAAACCCTCTGGTATAGCTAATGACGATCCCATGCCCCACGCCTTCGTTCCGCTTCGCCTGCTCTTCAATCTCCTTCACCTGGCCAATATGGCTTTCGGCGATCTCCCTCTTTACCGTTAGCTCCTCCACCGTATCTATCATTCCGCTTCGGCTTCTGCTCGTGATGTGGAAATCGATCTGCCGGATAAAGTCTTCGTAAAACGTCTTTACTTTCCTGATAGATCGTTCAAGGTCATTCTTCAGTGCAGTCACGTTTTGGTCCAGATGCGTGGTGTCGGGATTGATAAGTGCATCGTTGTAACCTTTCGTTTCGAAATTCCTGTCGAGGAATTCATACAGCAAATGGATCCCACCGCTCTGCTGCGTAGTTGTTTTTTCCTCAGCCGGCTCTTTTCCGGGTGCTTCCATTTCCACAAACGTGGATTCCGGAATATCGGGGATAACGCTTTCTATCGCCAAAGCATGACTATGGCCGTTCGGGCGCTGCCGATTGAAAATATTGAATAAGCCCAT